GAGGTTTGTGCAGCAAGGCGCGCTGCATCCATCATCTCGCGGTTCTGTATCATCGCCGCGGAATAGAAGTTGTTGCACGCTGCTTCGCGCTTCGAACGCAGGGAGTTGATGCGGACTTGACAGTCCGCAAGCGAGCGCCGGATCTGGTAGAAGTCGTTCATGCGCTAACGCTTCCGACGCCGACTTCCATCAGCTTTTGCTTTGCCCACAGCTCCCACCACGCTAGAAAGTCTTCCCACGTGAATTCGACGCGTAGACGGGTGAACTTTTTGCTCGGAAGTTCGACGTAGGCTAGCGTCACGCATTTCCACTTCTTCCCGTTCTGGCGATATAGCAGGACGGGGTGTTCCGATACCTTTTCGGCCGATGCGACGCATTGTGCCCACCATGTGTTGAGCGCCAGTTGCTCTTGACGCTTGACCTCAATGCAGAGGCCAAGCGTGTTCACCAGATCCTGCCCGCCGACGGCGGACTGATTCTGGTTGCGCTGCACAGAGGTGGCTTGGTTGTAGATTTCCTTCTCGGGGAACTCAAGTTGCTTTCGCAACCGGTAGAGAACGAGGTTCATGGCGTCCGCCACCTCCCGTTCTCCTCCTGCACCCTTCTGACGCACGTTGATCATGCGATGACCTTGCGTAGACGTTGGACCCGCTTCTGCAGCTTGGACACTTCACAGTCCCATGCTTCTTTTGCGACTTGAGCATCGAGGAGCTCAAGTTCGGCGATTTGCAGTTGCTTCTTGGCGTAAGCCTGGGGCTTGGGCAAGAAGATGCTGAGGTGGCGCTTGATCCAATTCATAGCTTGTTCCTGTGGATTAGGGATATGAGCGAAATGCTCACTTTGTACTTTACCGCCAGTTCACTTTGCTTTGCGCCGGATACAAGTTCCTTCTTGATTGCGTCGTTGCGAGCCTGCAACTTCCAACGTCGGAGAATGGTGCTGCCAGCGCGATTCAGCAATCGGCTCTTGACGCACCCGAACATATTCGCATGGATCTCATACGTCGAGAACCTGTGATCATTGGCGCATTTGCGGTCCCGGCGAGTGATCAACCCTCCGTACACTTCGCGGGTGGCCAATACGGATGACCACACTCCGCATTTCGTGCACTTCATCGGTCAGGCAGCTCAGGCCACACAAGCTTCTCGGATACGTAGGGCCAGGATGCACGTTGCACCGCGCCACCGCATATCATGTCGACACCCGTATTGGCCGCTGCTTCCAGGTCTGCAAGCATGACCCGGGCCGATTGCAGGCGGCTGGGGCCGTTAAACCAGCGCCGCACCGCGTACCCCCTTACCAGACTCCAAACGGTGCACAGCGCGACGGTTACGCTGCCCGCTGCTACCTTGTCGTCGATCGTGTACAGACACCCCATCGTGATAAGCCAGCTGCCAATCATACCAACGACGGTGCCGAAGAAGACCTCTTTAGCTGAGTCAATGCGAGTTTGCATGTTTACCTCGTCTGGAGGTAAGGCTCAGGTGTATCACCGCCACCATAACCGTCTTGGCGTGGTTCGCCCCCATTGTGCAACGTAGGCAGCGTGCCACCTCGGTGAAACCCTTCAGGCGGAATTTGCAGATTTGCAAGTTGCGTCAAACATGCAGGCTCGTTGAAAAACAGAGGTGTCTCCTCCTCCTTGCGCATCTCTTGCCAGCGCACCAGGGAATCGATCGCTTCCTTGATGTCCTTGCGGATGTCCTTGCCGGCACCGCGCCCACCAGCGACCAGCAGCTTCTTCACCGCATGCTGCACGCACGGGTCAGTGACGTCGAACAGTTGAAGCACACGATAGACATCGATGTACTCCCAGCCCTTGACACTCTTGAAGTAGTGGTTGTGTTCGCGCGTGTCAGCCATTGTTCGTCACCTTGAAGTGCTTGCGGAATTCGACTTCGCTCAGCTCGGTCGTTTCACCGACGGGAAGTTTCTCTTCGTGTGTCTCCCACACGGTATCAGACCACTCGATCGGTGGCAGGGGCTTGCGCCCGAATACCTTGTTCAGCAGACTGATTTCTTCTTGATCGTGCGACAGCATGGTGCCTCCTTGTATGGCGCCGGGTGGCACCCCGTGACGGTTCGGCAGATGCGCTTCACTGCAACCCCGCTCGGTATCGATGTTAATCCACCCAGCATTGAAAATCGGAACGGTACTTCTTTTCTTGCATCGGCGCCCCGTTCTGGCCCCTGCTCGTGCTCACTAACGCCGGCCTGGCGCGTTCACCCGAGTTCTTACGTCCGATGCCAACTGTGGTCTCCTGCCCCACCGGAAGGGGAGTCGGTGCAGCGTGACGCGCTAGAGCGGAATACTTCAGTCTCCGATCCTGCGCATCCTCCGTTATGGGAGTGCTGCACCGCTTGATTCGTATTGTGCACAAACGCAGTTTGAACACAACGGTCGGATTAAACGACCTTTAAGAAAGCCTCTTTCTCTTTGTTTCGTGTCGGCAGCGGTGCCCACCCGACATAGAAGTCATTGTTCGACCACTGACCGACGAGGCACATGCCATAACGCGTCAGGAGGAGGACTTTGACACCAAGGGGCGGGCTGGCGTCGCCCGCTCCTGGGTACAGATACGCGGGGCCTCCCGCGAGGTAAGTTTGAGCAGGTCTGGCGACAGCGTCCATTTGCAATCCTTTGACAGGTGGCCGTTCTTACCGCACCTCACGCAACACAGTTGAGCCATGATGGGTACCCCAGGGTGAAAAGAGGTAATACGACGCTAGCACGGTTGCCACGATGATCAACAGTGCAGCAATGACCACATGCCACCGCTTCAGCTTCGGTTCAGGGAGCCTGTAGTCGCGCTGTTGCTTCCGGCACTTGCGTTGATAGAAGGTCATGTCATTTCTCCATTGGAAGGGCTTGCGACGCGATCCACGTGTTCCACCGCTTGTATCCGGTGACACGTTGATAATCGTAGATGTTCGTTGTACCGATGTAGAACGGTTCGTCGAATTTCATATTCGTCTCCAAACTGCACGGACCAGTAGACCGTCTAGTTTAGAGGAGGCGCCGCCAGCACTGTCAGATGATGCGGCGCCTCCAAGCCTTGTGTGAGTCGTCAGGGACAACCACTAACCGTAGTCCGTCTTGCCACCATGGGCAGGTCGAGCGCTGACAGAGCTTTGCACACTACGCACGCAACCGCTGAAGGGTTGCGGAAATGCTTGTGCGAGCACTGTCAGCAAAAGGATGAGAAACAGAAAGATCACTTCGCAGCCTCGATGAGCACCAGCGACATCTTGGCGCGCGTTGCAGCAACGTAGCAAAGGTGATACTCCTGCTCGACCTGCCACGCTTGGCGCGCCCACTTGGAATGGCATTGGCTGCTGTTCAACCAGTACACGACCTCTGCCTCCAGACCCTTGGCCTTGTGGATGGTGGCCAACCTTACCACACCTTCCTTGTCGGCGAACAGGTACTCGATACATTCGATGAGGTCCGGGATGGTACGGTTCGTCTCCACCAGCGCACCGATGAGCGCCATGATGGTTTCGTGCTTATCGCAGATGGCTTCCGCCTTGCCTTCGTCTTCCTTTGCATCAGCCTTGGCAACCTCGCGGTCACGCCACACATCAAGCTTCTCTTGCAGGTCGTCGATGCCGATCGCGTTCATCTTTTTGATCAGCGTCACCAGCCCCTGGCCGATCTCACGCCCCATCACCGTGACAGGGATGCGCGACTTGACCATACGGAACGCTAGGGCGATCAAAGGCTTGGTCGTGCGGCACACCACCAGCTCACCGGGACGGAACGTTGTGGGCGACCATTCTTGGCCCAGCTGCACGACCTCGCCTTCAGGCGCGTTGTCGGCAGCCTCGATGTACGGTACCCACTGCTGCGCATACTTCACCACGGCCTGCGCGCAACGGTAGCTGATGGTTAGCGGAAGCTCCTTGCAGTTAAACTCGTCTCTGAATCGCTCCATAGACTCGCTGTCTGCTCCGCGGAAGCCGTAGATCGCTTGCTTGGGGTCGCCCACTGCAATCAGACGCGACGTCGGCTTCATGATCTTGCGCAGCAGCTCACGCTGGATCAGGTTCGTGTCCTGCACTTCGTCCACGAACACCCAGTCGAACTTCGGCAGAGCGATGTCGTCGAGTACCGCGCGGTACAGCAGGTCGTCGAAGTCGACTTGCTTCGACAGGTTGGACATCTGCAGAAGCTGGCTGGCGTACTCCAACCCGCGACGGAAGTCAGCGCGCTCGCTCTCGGGTTCCAGGTCGTGGCGCAGTGCAAGCTCTTGCATGACTTGCACGCTGTCCGGAATGACGTAGCCCACCCCTGCGTTGCGTGCAAGGCCCACAAGGCGGCATGCAAATGCGCCGTAGATGAACTCGTCCCTGCCCATGAACTCCTTGCACAGGTTGCGCAGCTTGTTCGTCTCGACGTTGCGCTGGCCGAGGAACGACAGCACGGGCGAGAACGTAAGCGAGTGGAACGTGCGTGCGTTGACGCCCCGATCCTTGAGCTCTTCTGCGATCGACTTGTTGAACGCGAGGAAGATGTGCGAACCCCTGGCGCGGTTGACCGCTTCCACAAGGGTTGTGGACTTGCCGCTGCCCGCCACTGCTTTGACCAGCGCGTTGCCTGCGTTCGGGTCTTCGACGTGTGCAAAGACCGCTTGTTGATAGGGGGACCAGATGCGTGCCATGTTCGTTTACTCCGGTAGGCAGTTGAATGAGGGTTGCAGTGTACCGCACTGCGTCGGATGTGTCCTGTTAGAGGACAATGACTTCGATGTCAGCGTCGGTGTATTCGTAGACTTCCATTTCGTTCTCCGTTGGTTGCAGATGACGTAATAGTGGACGAACGGAGGTCACGATGCAACCCCTAATTCACATCTTTACAATGTAACAAAGGGCCCACACATCCCTGCGTTGGCCCTTCAAACACGATCAGCGGATCTGCGTGCTCTGTGCAGCTTGCGTGCCGCTTGCGGTCATGGTGCCCAGGTTCACGATGTCCTGGTCACTGCGCGTGCGCTGCACCTGATTGCCGATGTTGGCAATGATGGCGAACAGGCGGTTGAAGCGCTCGTCTTCGAACCGTTGGTGCTGCCACTGCGCCTGGGCTTGTGCTTGCGTCTGGTTGACGTTCTGCGACACGGAGACCTCCACGTCACGGACGCGACGAGCGGTACGCTCCTCGGCCAGTGCCGATTCCGCAACGCCGAGTTGGCGCTGCAGATTGGCTTCGTGGTACAGAGCGATCTGCCCACGGGTCTTGTCACCATCGTCACGCACGGTCTCCTTGACCTTGCACAGCCCTTCGAGCACGTTGTTGTTCGTGATGGTGAAACCGTTCTGCACGGTATCCTTCACGTTCGACAACGATTGCAGCGTCGCCAGGAGCGCGGCTTGCGTCGCGTCCTTGTTGTTGGCGAAGCCTTGCTGCACACCCAGCGCCAGGGATGCCAGGGACTGGCAGATCTGATTCTGCGTTTCCAGCGCAGTCGCCGGCACAGCAGCGCGCAGGTCGCTCTGGCCTTCCATCAGGGTCTGCAGGATCGCAGTGCGACCATTGCCGTCACCGCAGTCGTCGCCACCACCGAAGCCACCACGACCGCGGAGCAGCGCCAGGAGCAGGATTGCCCAGATGCCGTTACCGCCGAAGCCGCTGTCGTCGTGATGACCACGCTGAGCCATGGCCATCAAAGGCCCGACCCAGTTCGCGGAATCGTCGTTCCGGTTGCCCAGAGCAGCGATCAGCGCGGCGTTGTCGTTCCCTTGATTGCGGTTGCCCAGCGCAGCGATGACGGCCGCTAGGCCTGCACCGTACCCGCCACCACCGCCTTCACCTCCGCCAACGTTGATGTTGACCTTGTCAGATGCGATACCTTCCATGATATACCTCTACTTGGAGCGAGGGCAAAATTACCCCCAACAGCAAGTTTTCGGTATTACAGTTACGGCCGCAATACGCGCCTAACGCTTAGTTAGAGCTAGAGCTTAGTTAGCGCTAGTACTTATGACACCTTTACAGTTCGATTGCCTCGCTAAGTTGATGCGATCAAGGGGAGCTTCGAGGGAGGGGGCGCGCTTAGTCCTGGTCGAAGGACTTCGCCCATGCGACGCAGCACGGGCGTTGAATGTCAACCCCGTGCTTATCTCAGTCAGTTTAGCGCACTATCGAGAGGCGCTGAAGCTTATCCAGGAGGCGTTTCTTCCGGGATAGGGCGGTTCCACAGCGTACCGCACATGCAGAAGACTTGATAAGCCGTCGGTGACATGCTCGGTGCGGGCAGGCAGTGCTGGCAACCATGACCACGCACAATCTTCCAGCCTCCGGGAGGCGCCAGGACATTGAAGTCGTCGAGCATGTTCAGATGCAACATCTCGCTGACCTGTTTGTAGGCGCGTTCGTGCAGCGGCGCACCCTTGGCACCTGACATCCCGTGCGTCGACAGATACTGGTCGTATCCGAAGTTCCTGCTAGCGCAGTAGACCTCGATGCTGTTCCAGATGCTAGTGCTTGACATTGGAATCTCCCGGTATGAACATGGGTGCAGGAGGTGTCTGCGAAGCCCATTGCTTGGCGAGGTAGTCGGCCAGTGCAACGAAGTTATTGTCGATCATGAGTATGCACTCGTTCTGATTGTGCAACACATCACGATGGGAGTTCACCATGACATGCAACTCGCGCAGCGTGCGGTTGAAGCGATAGACCGCATACAGCGTCCACGCAAGGGCAACGAAGAACGCGACCATAAGCACAGACAGCAGCGTCAGGAGTTGGAGGTCGCTCACAGAATTCCCTTTTTGGCGTCAAGCTCCGCCGTATCGTTGATCGGAAAGAACTCGTTCAAGGCCTGCACCGCACGGATGTGAAATGTCGCCGTGTTGCGGTACTTCTGACGGTTCCTCTGCACGAGGAAGACGCGACCCTTGGCTGCTTTCTCCGCCCACACCCCTTCGAGCCTGTCGTTCCGCAAATACTCGAACCAGTGCCACAAGCGCAGCTCACGCAGCGCTTGCAGGTTCTTCGTATTGCGAGTCAGGCCCAGCTGACTGATCGGTGTGCTCATGTTTGATCCAGGTTGTCTTGCAGTGCTTACAGCGATGCAAGGTTGCGATAGATTGAGGTGGCGTGCATTCCTTGCACCCCTGCCGAGTGTACTTGGCTTCTGTTCTGATGCGGTAGTTAGAGGTCACTTACTGAATCACCTCAGGTTTGTTGATCAAGCCTCGCCATTCGAAGCAACCCAGGAAGCCGAACAGGCCAGCCCAGTGCCCAGACGCATAGTCCCTGAAATGAATCTTGTCGGGTTGCCCGAGGAACCCGTATTTGTCGCGGAACTCATACCTGCCGGGATTGACAGGCGGTTCGGTTTGTGCGTTGAACCACTGGGTTCGGGTCTGGTCGTAGATGGGCAAGGGAGTCACCTTGTCGTCGAGGTTGAAAGCACCGGGCATCATGCTAGCTCCGCCAATTTCACAAGCGCTACCTGCAAGTGCATTGCAGCTTCGGTCAGCGTATTACGCACACCACCAGTCGGCGTCCGCAAGACAAGGATGTCCACTTCGTCGAGGTAGAGCTGCACGCCACGCACAACACGGCGAATGTCATGGCTAGCAGGCGCTACAGGCGACGATCGAGGATGCAGAGGTATGCTAGGCTTGATCAGCCCGTCGATGCCGCTCTGCGTGCAATAGTTCCGATCCCTGCAAACCATGGGCAGCTCGCAGTGGTTGCACGGTGTGAAGCCGAGGTTCATTTCCCGTACTTCCGCAGCATCCGCAGAGCGTATTCCCGCGCAAGGTCGAAATACATCTCATCACCCCAGTCAGGCGTGTCACCCATGTCGTTGTGAAACTGATCCATCTGCTTTCGCAGGAACGCTTTGTCGTGCTCGAATACGCTTGCTTCCCCTGGGCCTCTGGGGGTGAAGGGAGTGGCGAGGGCCTTCTCCGCAGCGCGCACGCGAGCAATCAGCCCTTGCACGCTGAAATACAGCATGTACATGAACTGCCGGTCGCCTGCATTGAGGGGAATGCTGCGGCCATTCCAGGGCGTGTAGCCCAGGCGAAGCCAGTTCGCCAGTTCGGCCAGCATGTCGTCGCTGATCGGCTTGATGACCGTCCTGTCAAACGATCCGCCGTTGCCCATTTCCCAAGGGCCTTCGGGGCGCTCTTGAATCAGCGCCTGCCAGCGGTTGATGTCCTTCTCGTTGATCTTCGGTGCTGCCTTGGCCTCCGGTGCAGGCTCTGGTTCTTCCCCCTGGGTGGAAAGGGCAGAGCGGGTGGCGTAACGCTTGATAGCTTCGATCAGCATCAGGCTCGCTGGAGCATCCTCATCAAACCCGGGCCGCGCCCGTTCTTCAGCCTCATCGATACCCAAGAACTTGCCGACGCTGACAAGGGTTTCAATCCTGGCATCGAGCTTTTGTTGCAGCAGGGCCAGCGCTTCGGCGAGGCGTTGTGCTTCGTTCATACTGCACCCAGCTGAGGAAAGAGAAGGATGAGCATCAGAAGGCCGTACAGCCCCGTCAGCACGAGGGAGCTGATCCCGAACAGTTTCAGAAAGTGATTCATTGAGGTCTCCTACTTAACATAGATCGTCCCGTTCGGGCATGTCCAGGCATGGGTGACGGGCATCTGCACCAGCATCTTCTGACCCATGTCAGTCTCGGTTTCCATCACCTGGGACTCGAGCTTGCCGAAGTACACGCATTCGGGCGGCCCTGCAGGCTGCACCGCTTGCTTGACCACACTGGTCTCCGCTCGGCAGTTCGCATCGCCAATCTCATGCGAGCCCAGCGCGATGAAAACGCAGAGCACGACCAGGCCGAAGTATTGGTTCATGAAGAAGGACATGGTGGCTCCTAGTTTACCGCGTCGGGAGGGCGCGGTGCGGTGATGAGTGCGCGGATCTGCACCTCGCGGCGCAGCTCTTTGATCCACTCAGGGATAAACCAGCCCACCTCAGTGAATCTGGCGAACTTGACGTCAAGCCAGTCGACCTGGGCTTCCGTCATCTCGGTGAAGAGGCAAGACCCCTTCGCGGCTTGTCTGACCTTGGGCATGATTCATCCGATCCAATAGGTGGGCTTGTCGCCCGTGCTGTAACTGAACTCGTCGATCTTGATGCGCCCACCGCGTGCCTCGAGAGCAGGTGTGAGCATGTTGGTCACCATGTGAAGAGCGTCCTTGCGGCTGATGTTGAGGTACGTAAAGCAGCCGCCAGAGAAGATGCGTTCCGGGTTGTCCACCAGCGGCGCATCGACGCGGATGTGCACGCAGAACTTCCCGTTGTTGGTGCGGTCGACCTTCTTGACGAGCGCGATGGCTTCAGCGGTCGTCAGCAGATGGGTGACGGTTTGCATTTGATTACTCCGAGATGGCTTCGATGGTTTCGGTGCGCGACAGGCTGTCAGTGAAGTCGTCGAACCGTGCTTCCGCACGCGAGCTGAAGAACTTGACCTTGAACCAGACTTCGGTTGCACCGCGCTTGAAGGTTGCAACGAGCAACCCGTTTTCGAACAGCTCGCCCTTGACAATGTAACCCTTAGCGTTGCGGGTGACTTGCGTGGTGTAAGGATGGGTCATTTCATTTCTCCGGGTTGCGTGTTGCAGTGGTGTTAATGTAAGACAGATTTCGGACCTATGCTTAGTTCAAGTGTAACAGTTCAAACTGTTACACTTGACCCATTCAACGACCGCCGTTCAGTGCGACGCGCACCTCCTCCGCTGCACGCGTCAGCGCTTCCTTCAGACCGAAGGTGCTGAACGTCTCCCGCCCATCCGACAGCAGACCGCCGTCAACAAACACCTCGAAGCTCTCCGAATGCGGGTATTCCCGCACGATGACCGTGATCTCCTCCGTGTTTTCGGTTGCGCGTGCCTTGAACTCAGCGATAGTGATACCTGCGTACATTTTCGTTCCCCTTACCACCAGACAGCAGCGCGAGCGACTTCCGCTTGCGACACGTTGAAGCGTTGTGCGACGATGCGGATAGCGCGTTGCTTGTTGAACTGTGCACGCTTGACTTGGAACAGGTCGCGGGCTTGGGTGTTGAGGAAGAAGTTCATTTCGATCTCCTGTTGCGTTGTTGATGTATGTACTTTAGCAGATGCATCAGACCTGTCAAGCACTTTATCGAACTGTTACACCTCTTTACATCTGACCGGATGCATTGCTGCACCCGGTCCCCTTACTTAGTAGGTCTTAAACTGCCTCCACTCCTTGTTCTGGTACATCAGCACGTAATCCGCCCCCAGAGCCTTCGCGCGGTCGAGCAGGTTGTCCCAGTCCGGCGCAAACATAGCGTCGTGCTTGGGTTCCCCACGGTCCCTGTGGTATGCAATGACCACGTTTCGTGCCGGGTCATCGAAGGAGTGCTGCTCGCCCGGCTTCGGTGCAACTTGCGCACCCAGCACGCTGATCGAACCAAGCTCGAGCAGCTCGTTGATCTTGCTCACGTCGTTGTAATACGTGCGCAGGATGGGCAGGTTGCCGAGACCGTTGTTGTGGCAGTAGATCGCCTTGAAGCCGAAGTCGGTTTGCATAGCGATAAGAACTCGTGTAGCCATTTAACTCTCCTAAAGCGTCGCAACCATTTGCGACACACAAAGTATAGCGCAGTTCGGACCTATTGCACGGGTCGTATCAATCTTTACACTGTAACAGTTCGCTATGACCACAATCCGGCGGCCAGGCTTGCCGTCCACCCCGCACTGCTTCGATGGGTGAACTATAGCGACAACTCGACCTTCGGTCTAGCAGCGTTACATCTGTTGCATTTGAGAGCGACGCCGTGCGAAAGTGGGCGTTAGCAGTCACTGACAAAATCATTAACATGGGTCAACTAGACCGAATGTTAATCTTTTGCACCAAGTTGGGGAGTTAACACTTTTCGTGTTAACGGCGAATTCGGATGTTAATGGCTCGTTTACCTGTGTACTACCTACTATAAATTAACAATTAACATAATAAACACCAAGGGACTCATTAGGGTTTCCCCGGTCCCCTCCCCCCTCCCTCCCGGCGCTTTCCCGGCCCCCATGTTAATCGTGTTAATTTGGTTAATTTGTTAATGAAATTCTGTTAATGTTTTGCTGCACACTTTCCCGCATTTCGCGCCAACTTCACCCTTCAACCAAGGTATCGCCATGCCTAACCTCTTCTCTTTCATCAAGCCCACCGCCACCACACCCTCCACACCCGCGCCCACTGCGGACACACAAGTCATCGTCGTGGACAGCCTTACCGCCTTTGCACAAGCGGAACAAGCATGCACCCCCACGCACGCGCCCGCACAAGCGCCTGCAGACCCCGTGCTACCCGTAGACGCAATAGATCCGACAACTCTGCTCCCCATGCCAGCAGCGGACCCAAGCGACCCGCCCCTACCATCGTTCGAACAACTCTACAGGGAAGAGCAGTCACGTCAGGTACGCACACAGCTGGCTTTCCATCACGCCCTGTTCGGTGTGCACGAACCCAGCTTGTCCGAAGGGCAACGACAGTTCGAAGCTGAGCTGCAAACCAGCGCGCCCAATCCTGTTCAATCCGTCACGCCCATCGTATCCGAAGAACGCGAAGCTGAAACCGAAGTCAAGCGTGTCACTCGTGCACGGGTGGCGGAGGAGCGCAAGCAACGCATCGACGCATGCAAGGACGCAATCGAGACAGCGGAGCTCGCACGGAAGGAGCGGTACGTTGAACTCATGCGCGGTGTCGCCAAGGAGCTCGAGCCTTTCGACGCTGCATGCAAGGCTGCACGCGAGGCGCTGTTGCGTGAACGCAGTAGCACGGTGCAGGAGCTGCTTGAACGTGCACGCCAAGGTAAATGACCCTTGCGAACTCTGTAGGGTAACGCTTACACTGCGGCAGCACATTCAGCATATCAGACTCATGGTCGAAACTCACAACCCAAGCCCTCAGCAAGTGTTCGACGATACTTACGTGTCGACCATGGAGATCTGCGAAGAAATGGGCGTCAACCGTGCAAGCGTGACGAACGCCATCAAACGGAAGTTTCTACCCGCTCCAATCGTGGTCAGCCACTCCCACATGCACCTCTGGGTTCGCAGGGAAATCCGACCTATCTTGGACGCGTGGAAACTGGTCCTCAAAGCGAGACAAGCCAAGGAAACTGCATGACAGACCCGGTGAGCGCGTGGATGCGCTTGCCTGAGGAGCTGCGTTGGGCGCGACAGTGGGTTGTCGCGGGTCCTGACAAGGCACCTTACACGGCAAACGCGAATGGGCAGTTGTACCGCGCAAGCGTCACAGACCCGTCAACATGGTTGGACTTTGATACCGCGTGTGCGTATGCGGTTGCGAACGGGGCAGGCATCGGGTACGTGTTGCACGAACTCGACCCGTACACCTGTATCGACTTGGATGTCAAGGACGCACAGAATGCGCCCGACAAACCCGAGCTCTGGACTACCCCGGAACAACTCAACAAATACTGGTCAATCTGCCAGTCGTTGAACTCCTACACGGAGACCTCGCGTTCGGGCAAGGGCTTGCACGTGTGGGTGAGGGGCAACATCGGTGCAGGTCGCAGACGCGGTGGCATTGAAATCTACTCACGCGAGCGGTTCATCATCTGCACGGGTGAAGTCGTTATCAACGTTCCCATCGCTGACCGGCAGGACGCCCTTCAGTTGTTCGTTGATGAGCTCACAGCGCTCAACCGCAGGGAAGGGATCTCCGAAGGCGTTGTTGCTGATCAAGAAGACGTGCACGACGATGCGGAGATTATCGAACGTGCGCTGAACGCTGCCAACGGCGCCAAGTTCCATGCGCTGTGCTGCGCTACCTCGTGTGAAGGCGAGGGTGAGGACAAGGTGCACGGGTCTTACACGGAGCTGGGCTACACGTCGCAATCCGAAGCTGACTTGGCGCTCATGTCCATGTTCACCTTCTACTCGCGTTCGAACGAGCAATGCAAACGCTTGTTCCGCATGACAGGCTTGGGCAAGCGTGCCAAGGCCACACGTGACGACAAGTATCTCGACCGCACCATCCAAGGCAGGCGCAAGTTCCAATTCAACGAAGAGCAAGCGGCCAAGCACGGTGAGAACCAAGCGGCCGCAATCCTTGCCAGCGCGCGTGGGCTGGTTGACAAGCTCAACGCTCAGGGCGCTGCTGCACTGGGCATCGCAAGGGTGGAAGAGCCCGCTCCAGGCCCGCAGGGGCCGACCAGTGCGGCGATGGTTGCTTCCATGGTGCCCAAGCGGGACACGGAAGATAGCTCGCTGGAATGGCCCCCTGGGTTCATGGGCGCCATTGCGAACTTTATCTACTCCTCGGCGCCGCGCCCTGTCAAAGAAGTCGCAATCGTTGCAGCGCTTGGACTGGTTGCTGGCATCTGCGGTCGCACGTGGCTGTTACCACAATCAGGGCTCAACCTGTATGTGATCCTTGTTGCACGGTCAGCGATCGGCAAGGAAGCAATGCACAGCGGGATTTCCATCCTGTTGTCCAAGCTCATGCAGACGTTCCCGCAGGCTTCGCAGTTCGTTGACTTTGCGGACTTTGCGTCTGGCCCAGCGTTGCAGAAGGCGGTCGCTGCCAACCCGTGCTTCGTCAACGTTGCAGGTGAGTTCGGTAAGAAGCTTTCGCGCCTGGCTAAGGAGAACGGTGAGGGGCCCATGCAGCAGCTCCGCACGGTCATGACGAACCTGTACCAGAAGAGCGGGCCCACCAGCATCGTTGGCGGTATCACCTACTCGAACAAGGACGGGAACATTGCGTCCGTGTCTGGCGTGTCGTACAGCATGATCGGTGAGACCACACCCAGCACGCTCTACGAGTCGCTCACCGAGTCCATGATGTCGGACGGCTTCCTTTCCCGCTTCAACATCATTGAATACAAGGGCAAGCGCCCACCGCAGAACTACAATCAGCAGCTTGAGCCTGACTCCGCGCTTGTGGACCACTTGCGGGGCCTAGTTGCATACAGCGCGGACTTGCAGAATCGCCCCGCAGCCCGCATACAGATTCAGCGCGACACCGAAGCGGGCGACATGCTGCACGCGTTCGACGTGGAATGCGATGGGGAGATCAACAGCACGGACGACGAAGGTGTGCGTCAGATGTGGAACCGTGCCCACCTGAAGGTCTTGCGCATCGCGGGCCTGCTTGCTGTTGCAGACAACCCTGCCAACCCGTGGATGACACGCGAATACGTCACGTGGGCGCTCTCCGTTGTGCGCAAGGACATACAGATGATGCAGACACGCATGGGTGAAGGTGACGTCGGTGTGGACGACGACTCGCGTGAGAAGAAGATCATGAACGTGATCAAGGACTACCTTCAGTTCGGTGCAGGCCCTGGGTACAACATCAACCCCTCGTTGCAGTTCGCTGGCATCGTGCCACGCAAGCTGCTGCAGATGCGTGTGTCGCGCCTCACCGCGTTCTACTCACACAAGCTGGGTGCCAACGTTGCCCTTGACGGTACCATCCGCAACCTGATTGACACAGGGCGTCTTGTCGAGATGGACAAGACGAAGCTGATCACGGACTACGGCGCCCACGGCAAGTGCTACCGCGTTTTGGACCTCACTTAATCCAGTTGTGTGGTCAACGAGCATTGCGTTAAATTAACAGCGTGCACGGTGCACTAAGGAAACACATCAATGACACACCACATCGCTTTGCCGGACGAGCTCCGTGCGAAGATCAACAGCAACCTCGTCAACTGGCGCTGTGCGCAGGGTTACGAGACGCCACCTGAGAAGCGCATCCCGAGCTACCCGGTTTTCGTGGACCGGTTGTTCAAGGAGCTGCACCTGATCGACAGCGTCAAGCTGTCTGAGGTCCTGGATGCCATCGAACAGATGGAGGTTTCGGGCGTTGGCGCCAAGGAGTTCCTGATCAGCAAGCTGCGTCAGAGGTTCACGGCCAACGACAACCCGAACTGGTCCATGATGCACGCTGCCATCGGTGCAGCCGGTGAAGGTGGCGAGCTGCTCGACGCCGTCAAGAAGGTGTGCATCTACGGCAAGGACTGGAACGTGCCCGACAAGGACGGTCGCACGCCCCTGGAAGGTGTGATCGAAGAGCTGGCCGACCTCAAGTTCTACGTCCGCAAGATCATGAACATCCTGGGCATCACGGACGAGGAGATCGACGCCTGCAACCACGCGAAGCTGGACAAGCGCTACACCTCGGGCACGTACAGCGACGCACAGGCCCAGGGTCGCGCAGACAAGGACAAGGGCGAGGCGTTGGCGGTTGCGTCGCCTGCGCCGGCCCCTGTCGCCGCTGTGCCGGCCGTTATCCCGCTGGGTGAACGTGTTCCTACGCGCGTCCCGAGCGAACCGCGCAAGTTCATGGGCCAGGCTAATGGTGCGGACGTCGTACGCGAGATGGCTGCGGATCGTGCAGATGCCGAAAAGCATCGCAAGAGCTGGGACGGCTACCGTGCCGATCTGCTCCAGACGCTGGGTGCGCAGTTCGAAGCCCTGCCTATCGAGCGCCAGAAGTTGTTGCTGGATGGCTCCTTCGTCGTGGAGCTCAACATCGCTCGTAAGGGGAGTTAAGCATGTTCGACCCCTCTGTTGTTCAGGAGGGGGCTCCCGAAGCCCCCAAGGTCGCGCTGACGTTCGACCAACTTCCTTCACGTGCAGAACGTGATGCGAAGAACCGGACCCTCATTGCTGAAGGCAAGCTGCCCAGCGACGAGCTCGTTAAGGAAGACGTGTTCGAGTGGTACAAGCTGACCGAGACGCTCAACAAGGCCAAGGCGGCCGAGATGTTGATGCGGATCAAGATCTTCAAGACCATGTTCGTCAACCCCAAGGAAGGCACCAACAAGACCCCTCTTCCCGACGGCTGGCAGATCAACGCGCAGCGGGTTGTCACGCGCGATGTCGACGAAGGTGTGCTGGAAGCCATGTCCGCAAAGATGCTCGGTAAGAACGATGTGCCGTGCCCTTCTGTGTTCGAGCAGAACGGCATCAATGTCAACAAGGTCTTCAAATGGAAGCCCTCGCTCGCAAAGTCGGAGTACAACACGCTCACGACTGAGCAGCAGAAGGTCGTCGACCGTGCACTGATCATCAAGGACGGCAGCCCGCAGATGAAGATCGAGCTGCCTGCCAAGAACGATCCGAACAAGCAACGGAAGTGACCACATGCGTGTCACCCTGCTAGCTGACGCCTCCTTCTGCCCCAACACCAGAATCGCTGGGTACGGGTTCTGGATTGCGGCTGCACGGGGCAAGCTACCCGGCCACGGTGTCTTCAAGACGCTGTGCCGGGACAACGTGGTCGCAGAGATGCGCGCCATCGTGTACGCGATGCGTGCGGGTATGCAACACGGTGTCATCCAGAAGCATGATGAGCTGCTGATTCAAGTAGACTGCTTAGCAGCCATATCCGCGTTCGACGGTTCTCGAACTGAGCTCAACGAAGAGGAGAAAGCAGTCCACAGATACTTCAAGGACCTCAAGAGGCAAGGCAGTTTTGAAATCGAGTGGCGGCATGTGAAGGGCCACTCCTCAACCACAGACGCACGGTCCCTGTCGAACAACTCATGCGACAGACGTGCACGACGCGAAATGCGCAAAGCGCGTGACGCATTCCTACTCAAGGAGAACGAAGATGCAAAACAAGCACATCCTGACGCTTCTGCGTGAGGACTACACCACTGTGCAGGTCATCATGGGCCAGCACAGCCTGCGGGGTTTCCAAGCTGACGCCATCGCGCATGCCAACGTCAAGGCCTATCGCGACTACCAAGTTGCAGCGGTCGAATCGTTGCAAGACCCTGCACCCTGGCAGCGCACCGTCGTCAACGGGCAGCCCGACCGTCCGAGCCGTGCGTCCCCGCACAAGCTCTACACGTACAAGGCCAAGAAGTCGCTGGGCCTGCAAGTCGGCCAGACCGTCATGGTGGAACGCGACGACATGCTCGCGTTCGCTACCGTGGTCAAGGTACACGACGTTCCCGAGATCGACCTGGACGCGCCGTTCGATTACAAGTGGATCGTCAACAAGGTGGACCGCGCCGAGTACGACCGCACGCTGGTCGAAGAAGCGAACTTCATGCAGCTGGCACGCGCCGCCGAACGCGAGCACCAGCGGGAGCTGCTGAAGGGCAAGTTCATGGAGCACCTGCCAGCCGACAGCATCGGGCGCAAGCTCTTTGACGAAGCGGTGGCCAAGTTGCAGGCCGGCCAGCTGGCTGCCCCGGGAGCGGCACAATGAAGGACATCATCAAGGTCCTCGACCACGGGTTCGTCAAGCTGCGCAACATCGCGGGTCCGACTCGGCGCACGTTCAACCCGATCGATCCAGCGCAGCCCAACAACTGCGGCACGGAGCGGCCTTTCGACGCAGACGACACCGACGTCGCCAACGCTGCGCGTCTGTCCTTCGAAGGGCAGGACCAGGACCGCACGTACGACACGGAGATGAAGCTCAACCGCTACCTCCTCGTCAACAAGCACATGACGCCGTTCGAGACGATCGTTGTGTGGCTCGAGATGAAGCTCCCGATCTTCGTCGCCCGCCAGTTGGTACGGCAGCGCACGCAAACCATCAACGAGGCGTCGGCACGGTACATCCAACTCCCTGCTGAGTGGTACATCCCTGAGCTTGCGGATGTGCTCATCCAGTCCAAGGACAAGAAGCAAGGTGGCAAGCCCATCGACCTCAACGACCCTGTGCAGGTTGACGCGGGCGAGCGGTACCGCATGCGCCTCCAGGCCAACTGCGAGCTGTCTTACCGCTCGTACGAGCAATCCATCGCTGACGGTATTGCGATGGAACAGGCACGCCTCGAGCTGCACGTCAACCACTACACGCACTGGATGACGACGATGAGCCTGCGCAACCTGTTCATGTCGTTCCTGGTACTGCGCGACCACAGCCACGCGCAGATCGAATCACAGCAATACGCACGAGCGACCATCCAACTCCTGGAACCGCACCTCCCCGGGCTGATGGACCTTTACAAGCTAGTTCTCAAGGAGCTTCAATGAACAACGCAAACGACGGCGCAACCAAGGTGCCCGAGCAGATCTCCGTCAAAGGGGAATGCATGGGTCGGCACAAGCATTCGTGGCGCTGGAAAGCGGGTACGTTCACGAACCCCGAAAACCCCGCAATCAAGGAGTGCAGCACGTGCGGCACGGAGAAGGAAGTCAAGCTCGGAAGGAAGCAGGAATGAACACTCAATGCCCTCGCTGCCTGAGCAGCAGCTTCAAACCTGTGATGACGGACTTCGGCAAGGGTTGCGAGTTCTGTAAGGACTCGACGGTCATGCGTACAAGTGGCCTGACAGATAGCACCCATTACGTGAGCGTCAAACCGCTTGCGTCGGACAACGTGATCCCGCTGCACGGCAGCCACGCAACGAGGGCCGCAGAATGAAACCGATGCTCGCAGATGACTACGTCGAGTCGAAACTCAAGTTCCCGCTGCTCGTGCAGCCGAAGATCGACGGGGTGCGTGCCCTCAACATGCTCGGTACGCTTACCGGCCGCTCCGGTAAGCAGCACGCGAACCGCTACACGACGCAGCTCTACAGCGATCCTGAGCTGATGGGTCTTGATGGTGAGCTTGCCGCTGGACCTGAAACGCATTCCGATCTGTGTCGCATGACCACAAGTGCTCTCAATCGTATCGAGGGTCAGCCTTTCACGCTCTGGTGGCTGTTCGACTGGGTTGGCGAACTCACCAAGGACCTGCCCTACATCAAGCGTTACGAGATGCTCTGTGAGCGGGTTCGGCAGCTCCAACTGGTGTACGCACATCAGCGTTACGGCAGCCTGCGCGTCGTGCCGAGCAGGCTGGTGCACACGCTGGACGAGCTCAACGAGATCGACGCACAGCATCTGGCTGAAGGATACGAAGGATCAATCCTGCGCGATCCCAACGGCCTCCACAAGCAAGGACGCAGCACTCCGACCGAAGGCGGACTGTTGCGCGTGAAGAGGTTCATCGAGGAAGAAGCGGTCGTCGTAGGGATTGAGGAAGGGCAATCCAACCTCAACGAAGCAACGCTGGACCCGCACGGGTACACGGAGCGCAGCACGCATGCTGAGAACATGGTGCCGAACGGGCTGGTCGGCAACTTGCAATGCAAGCTCTGCAAGGATGTTCGTGTCGATGGCAAGTTGATCATGATGCAGAACCAGCTCATCACGGTTGCAGCGGGTCGGCTGGATCATGCCGAACGCAAACGCTACTTCGAGAACCAGCACGAGATCATTGGCAAGACGATCAAGTTTCAGTTCTTCCCCAAGGGTATCAAGGACAAACCGCGCTTCCCGACCTTCCAGAGTTTCCGCGCAGATAGCGATATCTGAAGCGTGCAATATCTGGCTAAATAGCACACAATACGTGACACAGCAAAGGGGTTAAATGATTCAGTTCTCTACTGCGTCCCAGGAGTCGGTCAGCAACGGTATCAAGTGCCTTGTGTACGCCGATTCCGGCATCGGAAAGACAGTGCTTTGCGCAACGCTTCCGAAGCCCGTGCTGATCAGCGCCGAGTCCGGTGCTCTGTCCTTGCGTCGACCGAACCTCGAGCGTCTGTTCGGTGTGGGCAACCCGTCGATCACCTATGACATGCCCATCATCAAGATCGGCAGCGTGGAAGACCTCAAGGCTGCCTACGAGTGGTGCTACACCGCGCAAGCGGCTGCCTTCGAAAGCGTGGCGCTTGACAGCATCAGCGAAATGGCGGAAGTCATTCTCAACAACGCGAAGCGGCAAGTGAAGGACCCGCGCCAGGCCTACGGTGAGCTCATCGAGAAGATGGAGACCACTGTGCGCGCGTTCCGCGACATCCCGAACAAGCATGTGCTCGTCGTGGCGAAGCAGGAGCCCACCAAGGATGAATTGACAGGTGTGGTCAAGTACGGACCGGCCATGCCTGGATCGAAGCTCGGGAACAAACTCCCGTACTTCTTCGACGAAGTGTTTCGCCTTGGGGTCAACAAGACGCCCCAAGGCGAGTCATATCGGTTCCTGCAAACGCAGCCCGATCTTCAGTTCGTGGCCAAGGATCGTTCAGGTGTCCTGGCTGCGATGGAACCCCCTCACCTGGCTCAACTGTTCAACAAAATTCTAGGAGTCTGACCACATGGCACAACTCAATTTCGACGCTTCGCGCGTCGCTCCCGACCTTGGCATGGAGGTCTTGCCTCCGGCCTGGTACAACGTTGCGATGGACGAGTCGGAGCTCAAGCCGACGAAGGACAACGCGCAGACCGGCGGCATGTACCTGAGCTGCCGTTTCAACATCCTCGATGGCGAGTACGCCGGCCGCAAGGTGTTCACCCGTCTGAACATCAAGAACGCCAACCCGGTCGCACAAGAGATCGCGTACAAGCAACTCAGCGCCATCGCGCACGCTGTCGGCATCCTGCAAGTGGCCGACAGCCAACAGCTCCACAACATCCCGCTGAAGGTGAAGCTGAAGGTCCGCAAGGGCAACCAAGACCCGGCCAAGGGTGACACGTACGAGGACTCGAACGAGATCACCTCCTTCAAGAACATCAATGAGCCTACCCCCGGCGCCGGCGGTCCCGCCCTGGGCATCCCCGCAGGCTTCGGCGGTCCCGCAGCACAGCCCGTGCAGCCGCCTGCCGCGTTCGGTGGTACCCAGCAACCGACTCAGCAGTTTGCGCAGCCCCAGGCCGGCGCGCAGCCGCAGCAGCCCGTGCAACAGCAGCAACCCTGGCAACCCCCGCAGGGCGGTCAGCAACCCTGGGGTCAGCAGCAACCCGTGCAGCAACAGGTCCAGCAACCTGTCCAGCAGCCCGTGCAACAGCCGCAGTTCCAGCAGCAACCGCAGTTCCAGCAACAGCCGGTTCAGCAGCCGCAGTTCCAACAGCAGCAACAGCCGGTTCAACAACCCGTGCAGCAACAGCCGAACCCGGCCGCTACCGCGCAGGTCGCCACTCCCCCGTGGCAGCGCTGAACTGACACGTTCTGTTCGTTGATAAATGGGGGTCTGTGACCCCCATTTTTAATCGGAGTTGACATGCAAGTAATTTTGGCGCCAAAGACGGTGCTTGGTATCGATGCTGCTATCAAGGCGGATCAGGGCGGTGCATACCGCGTCAATCTTGGCAAGGTCATCCCGCACATGGATGACGCGTATCGGGGTCAAGACGACGGATTCCGTGCTCACTTGGGTGCCAGCATCGTCGGGCAGGAATGTGCGAGAGCCATCTGGTACGGTTTCAGATGGACCGCGAAAGCTAACTTCGAGGGGCGCACGCTGCGCCTCTTCAATCGCGGGCACCTGGAAGAAGCACGCTTCATTGCGATGCTGCTCACCATCGGGGTGCAGGTCTACCAGCAAGACGACAAGGGTAAGCAGTACCGCATCTATCACGCTGGCGGGCACGTAGGCGGCGCAGGTGACGGCATCGCTATCGGTATCCCGGACGTACCTGTCGGCCTGGCGATCCTGCTCGAGTTCAAGACGCACAACGACGCCAGCTTCAAGAAACTGGCGGGCGACAACTGGAAAGATTACCTCAAGTACCTCGAGAACCCGAAGGCGTTCCGCAAGCCGGTTGAGTTCAGCGGTGAAGGTGTACGCGAAAGCAAGTTCGAGCATTACGTGCAGATGCAGATGTACATGCGCAAGATGGGTTTGCCTGCCGCACTGTACCTCGCTGTCAACAAGAACGACGATTTGCTGTACGGCGAGATCGTGCAGCTCGACACCAGCGTGGCTGACCAGTTCCTGGATCGCGGTCAGAACATCGTGTTCCTGAAAGGCCCACCCAAGAAGATCAACGAGTCGGGTTCGTTCTATAAGTGCAAATGGTGTGACCATCACGCTGTCTGTCACGACGGTGCGCAGCCTCTTGAGAACTGCCGTACCTGCAAGTTCAGTCAACCACAACTGGACGGCTCGTGGTTGTGTACCAGCGAAGACCGTCGCCAGCTGCTGCTCGACCCCAAGCGAAACCATCTCGGTGAAGACTTCGAGTTGACGAAAGAGCGCCAGCTGATTGGATGCGATCACTATTCGGTGCTCAAATGACCCGTCGCACGCCACGCCCTTATCAGATCCAGGCTGTCAACTCGATCTTCGATTACTTCGCTGTCAAGGACGGCAACCCGCTTGTCGCAATGCCGACGGGCACGGGTAAGTCAGTCGTCATCGCTGCGCTGCTCGAAGCGATCTACTGGCACTGGAAGAATCAACGCGTGATGATGCTCACGCACGTGAAGGAGCTCATCCAGCAGAACTATGAGAAGCTTCTTTCCCAGTGGCCCAGCGCGCCAGTCGGTATCAACAGTGCAGGGCTCGGCAAGCGGGACTTCCACCATCCGATTATCTTCGCGGGCATTGCGTCGGTCGCAAAGCATTGGGCCAAGTTTGGGCACATTGACCTCATCTTGATCGATGAGGCACATCTTGTTTCGCCCAGCGAAGAAACGATGTACCAGGCCTTCATCAGCGGGCTGCGTAGCATCAACCCAAAGCTGAAGGTGATCGGGTTCACTGCCACCCCGTGGCGCCTCGGGCAAGGGCTGATCACCGATGCAGGGTTGTTCACGGACATCTGCTTTGACATCACTGGTGAAGACGCGTTCAACCGGCTCATTGCGGAAGGGTACCTCTCACCACTCATCCCCAAGCGCACGACCTACATGCTTGACACGGATGGTGTGCACATGCGTGGCGGTGAGTTCATTCCTGGCGAGCTGCAAAACGCAGTTGACAAGGACGAGATCACTGAGCAAGCGTGCCTCGAGGCGATCGACAAGGCGAACGACCGGAACCATTGGCTCGTCTTCTGTGCAGGGGTTGAGCACGCTATCCACACTGCACAGATGTTGAACCAGCTCGGTATCAGTGCTATTGCCATCCACAGCGAGATGGGTGACAAGGAACGTGACGCTGCAATCCGCGACTGGAAGGCAGGCAAGTACGGTGCAGCGACGAACAACAACGTACTGACCACAGGCCTTGACTTTCCTGCCATCGACCTTATCCTGATGCTGCGGCCCACGCAATCGACTGTCCTATGGGTGCAGATGCTCGGTCGGGGCACGCGCCCCAGTCCTGAGACCGGTAAGCAGAACTGTCTGGTGCTTGACTTCGCGGGCAACACCAAGCGACTCGGGCAGGTCAACAACCCGCGCATCCCACGCAAGAAAGGCGAAGCTGCGGGCGACGCTCCGGTCAAGTGCTGCGAGGTATGTGATACGTGGCAGCATGCAGCGCGCACGCACTGTGAGAACTGCGGTGCAGAGTTCCCGCCGCCCATGACGAAACTGAAGGCACAAGCAAGCACTGATGCGCTGATCAGTGGCGAGCTACCTGTGACCGAGATGTTCAAGGTCGATTACCTGACATACGCTGAGCACATCAAGCAAGGTGTCCCGCCCATGCTCAAGGTGAGCTATTACTGTGGCTTGAAGTTGTTCACGCGGTACGTCTGTATCGAGCACAACAACTTCGCACAGCGCAAGGCGAAGCAATGGTGGCGCGAGCACACAACACAACCGTTCCCCGCTAGCACTGCGGACGCGTTGGAGGTATGCGCCGACTATCTTAAGCCCGCGACACACCTGAACGTTTGGACCAACAAGAAGCCTTATCCGGAGATCCTGGCTGAGTGCTTTGACGGGTCTGCGTTCGGCACCATTGCCCCCACGGACGAAGTGCCCACGATTGACGTGCAGGGCACGCGTGCAGCTATGTCCGTGGAGGAGACTGCGCGCAGGTCTGACCCTGCTAACAGGGTGCCAGGGTTCGACGACCTGGATGACGACATCCCCTTCTGAAATGTAACTCTTTGTAAGGAAGTGATTTAGTCGTTGACACAGTTCAATCAGTCTCCTACAGTACAACTCATGCGCAACACGGTGTTGCGCACAAACAGGAGAAACGAAATGAACGCAGCTAACACCACCTTCAAGTCCTACAGCGAAAAGAGCAAGGCCAAGCGCGCTCTCAAGGGCAAGATGGAAGAGAACATGATCGAAGGTGTCCTGGTGCAGGTCGACGGCAAGTGGGGCTTCTACGTCAACGAAGACGGCACCCCCGCTGGCAGCAACAACGTGGACCAAGACGGTGTCGAAGTTACCGGCGAGCAAGTCTCCAACGAGACTTCTGTCGAAGATCAGAAGCAAGCAAGCGCATTCGGTGCTTTCGCACTGGGTCAGCTGACCGGCAACGGTGCAGCGCAAGTCCCGCAATCGGCCAAGACCGAAACCGTGGTTCGCGCTGAAGGTACCGGTCGCGGTATCGAAAAGAACCGTCCGACGCAGAACGGTATCACCCGTCCGAGCATCGGTGGCCTCTGCCGCGCAGTGTGGGACGCTTGCGATGTGCTGCGCGCCAACGCACCGGACAACGTGGTCACCGCCAAGATGGTCAAGGCCCACGCCGAGACCCAAGGCTGGAACCCGAACAACGCGTCCATCGAGTTCTACCAGTGGCGCAAGTTCAACGGCATCACCGGCAAGTAAGCTAAACTTGCAGCCTGCCAGCAACTAACACGGAACGCACCCGCAAGGGTGCGTCAAATCATGGATCGCACCAAGCTCCTCGAACGAATCAAGAAGTGCCTGACGATGGCTGAAAACAGCCGGGGTGACAACAGCGCGGAAGCCGCAGTCGCTCTCGGGATGGCACAAAAGCTGATGACGAAGTACGGCGTCACAGACGCCGAGATCGGCGCGGTAGGCTTCGGCAACGACTGCGTCCGCGTTCCGATCCAAGTGAACAAGAAGCTCCCGCTGGTGCTTGTGATCCTGGTGAACCTGATCAAGGAAGCCTTCGGGGTGGAGCCCGTGGTCGAACATGAAGTTCGTGTCAGCGACAAGTCCTACGTCATCCGCTGGTTCGGGCGCGAAGACCGCGTGATGCTTGCGTGCTACAGCCAGACCGTTGTGCACCGAGCGATGAATGCTGCGTGGGCCAAGCACCTTTCAGAAAAGCCCTACCTCCGCAAGGAACGCGGCGCTCGTGCAGGGTTTCAGATCGGCTGGCTCGAAGCGGTGCGTGCGCAAGTGGAGGCCCTTGCTCTCGAAGAAAAAGAAGTGGCAGCCACTGAGCTTGTCAAGAAGAACCACTACGGCCGGGAGCTCACGAAGACGAAGCGCAATGACATGAAAATCGACCCGTATGCGCAGAATGCAGGCGCTCAAGCTGGTGCGGACTTCAAGTTGCACCGTCCGATGACCAGCGACCGTCTCAAGATCGAGAAGTAATCATGTACGTCACAATCGATCGCTCGAACCTGCGCGTCATGCGCAAGCACCAGAACCAGCGTGCGCTCTCTTACCTCACGGTGATCGAAGCGCCCCATGTGGTCACAACCGTCTGTTGCGCGTATGGTGTCACGTTCCTCCACGGGTACACCGATCTCGAGAAGCGGAAGCTCTATTGCAACCTGACAGGCGAGAAGACGTGCGTATGGTCTGGTGACCACATCACAGCGGTTCTCATGGAGCTGGTGCAGCGACTGCCGGAAGACAACATCAACCCTATCGAGGTGCGAGCTCAGGCGAGTCGACTTGCCGATGGGGATGACGAGATCTACATCTACGTCCCCGGCAAGCTGGTCCCACAAGCCGCACCGGATCTTTTTGAGTTTGCGTATCCGAAGGTGGCACGCAGGCTGCATGACGATGAGGTGACCCTTGCTGCCAACCACAAGGGGATCACGAAGCTGCTGTACCCGGATGCGGAAGAGCAGGAAGCAACAGCCTTGGCCCGCGTACAGGCCGAGATCGCGCAAGCCGCCACCCATACGGCAGCCCCGACTCGATCGGGCAGCACAGCCGGCACCAGCGCACCGCGTACCGCAGGGGTACGCGACAAAGTGTGGTCGGTTGCTGACGCTATGTGGACGGCAGCTGGCAAGCCGACGGATCCGAAGGCGGTGCTTGCACTGCGCAAGGAGATCATGAACACCCTTGAACGGGAGCATGATGTGAAGCGCACCAGTTCGTCCAATGAGTTGGGCAACTGGCAGAAAAATCGTATCTGACTTTGCAGTTTGCAAGAACCCTCGTTTGCCGCTACAGTGCAATCACGTCAATCAAGACGCTTTTATCAACCACAGGAGTGAACACCATGTCCGAAAAGACCCCCGAACAAGTTGCTGCCGAAAAGGCTGCGAAGGCCGAAGCTGCTGCGGCTGCCAAGGCAGAGAAGAAGGCTGCGGCTGACGCTGCGAAGGCCGAGAAGGCGAAGGCTGCTGCTGACGCCAAGGAAGCCAAGGCCAAGGCTGCTGCTGATGCGAAGGCTGCCAAGGAAGCCGATGCGAAGGCCAAGGCCGATGCGAAGGCCAAGGCCAAGGCCGATGCCGAAGCGGCCAAGCAAGCCTCGCGCATGCCCGAGCAGAACGGCGTCCGCCGTCCCAAGGCTGACGGTCTGTGCGGCAAGGCCTGGGCCATCTTCGATCAGGTGTCGCAGAAGCGCGGTGCCCCTGCGTCGATCGGTGAGTCGATGGAGATCGCCAAGGCCCAGAACCTGAACGAGGCCAACGTGCGCGCCGAGTACGCCCGCTGGCGCAAGTTCAACGGCGTGGTCGGCCGCGTCGACAACCCGACGGCTGTGAAGCCTGTCGCGCCCGAAGCCAACGCCGGCGCCGCTGCGTAATCCACGCGCAGCATCACACCCCGCTGCGGTAAACTAACCGTTTGCGGGGTGTGCATTCACCCTGACGGAAACCCCCAGGCCCTGCCTGCAACTTACCCGAGGTGATGAGTGATCAATCTCCAACCGATCGAGAAGCTTTCCAAGAACAATTCTGATCTCGAGGTGCACAGCATCTTTGAGACCATCCAAGGGGAAGGGCCCTTCTGTGGCGTCCCTTGTGTCTTTGTTCGGCTCAGTGGCTGCAACTTGCAGTGCCCCGCGTGTGATACCGAGTACACCTCCTCGCGCGTGCTGATGAGTCCGAACACGGTTGTCGGTCACGTGGAATCCCTGCGCCCGAACGGGCTTGTCGTGATCACCGGTGGCGAACCTTTCCGTCAACCTGTTGCCTTGACACGTTTGCTCGAAGAGCTGGTGGGCGCAGGGTACTACGTGCAGATCGAGACGAACGGCACGCTCCCTGCGCCGAGTCTGGATGAGGTCGAGTACAACACGGACCCAGTGCAGAAGCATGGTGTCTACGTCGTGTGCAGCCCCAAGACGCATCAAGTGCAGGAATCCGTTCAACAGGTTGCCTTCGCCTATAAGTACGTGATGTCCGCCAGCAGCGTTGACCCTGCGGACGGGCTGCCCGTGCAGGTGCTTGACCACCCGGTTGTCGGCCGTGTCTGGCGCCCTTACTGGCATGACTTCCAGAACGACACGTTGATCTACCTTCAACCCGCGGAAGCCGGAACGCCGTTCATCTCGGAGATGAATCTCACCGCATGCGTCGAGTCGTGCATGAAGCACGGGTACACGCTGCAACTTCAAATCCACAAGCTGATCGGAGTCGCCTGATGTGCTCAGTCTTTGGTGCCCTGGTGCATGTCACCACCGCTAGCGGTCTGGCCGAAGCCAACCGGATCCTGAAGACGCTGTACGAACGCAGCCATGAGCGTGGGCGTGATGGGCGCGGCTGGACACTGCGGTGGCGAGACTACGAAGACAAGATGGACGTCACGTCGCACCGCTCTGTCGAGAGCGCAAGCGACCGCCATATCGGCAAAGCACCTCACCTGCACGTGCTGACGGAGAGCGCTGTGCTCGTTGGGAACATGCGCGCAGAACCGACGACCGAGTTCATCAAGCGTAAGGCAGTGCACGACCAGCAACCTTATGATGTCGGTCGCTGGTCGGTTGTGCACAACGGCACGATTGCGAACGACAAGAAGCTGCGCGTGCTTGATGTCCCGCACCCGTCTGCTATCGACAGCGCAGTGATCCCTGAGTTGCTTGCACAAGCTGACCGAGATTTCGGTACCAGCAACGCGACCGACCACGGGAAGTTCAAGTCGGTCGTGTCACAGTTGCGGGGCAGCTACGCAATCCTGGCCGCCACACACGATGTGGATCAGATTCTGGTCGCTTGCAATTACCGTCCGGTGTGGTATATCGAGACGCCTGTCGGTTTGTTCTTCGGCAGCACGCGTCGTTCGTTCCCAAGCGAGTACACGCCGAAGATGGTTGAACCGTACACGGTCAACCTGTTCCGGTTCAGTGAAGGGCGCGCCAAGATCAACCGCTTCACAACCAACTACCGTGACCCGAGCTTCGGGGCGCGTGCCCTGGTTGTGTGCAGCGGCGGCCTAGACAGTGTGGTCAGCGCGACCCAGGCTCAGGCCATGGGGTACCACATCGAACTGATTCACTTCCTGTACGGAAGCCGTGCGGAAGGTCCTGAGGTGAAAGCGGTGCAAGCGGTCGGTAAGGCGCTCAACTGCAAGGTCACGCTCTTCCCGCTTCCCGTGTACAGCAAGAAGGACTCGCCTCTGCTGGATCCCGACAGCAAGGTGGCTGGGGGCGAAGCTGGGGCCGAATTTGCCCACGAGTGGGTACCCGCCAGGAACCTGCTGCTTTTGAGCGTTGCAACGGCCTACGCCGAGGCCAACGGGTTCGAGACGCTTGTGCTGGGCAACAACCTCGAGGAAGCTGGTGCCTACCCTGACAACGAACCGGAGTTCATCGACAAGTTCAACGACCTGCTACCGTTCGCCGTTGGTGACGGGAAACGCCTGCGCGTTATCATGCCCGTCGGCAACATGATGAAGCACGAGATCGTGAAGCTGGGCCTCCGCAACGGTGCACCCATGCATCTGACTTGGAGCTGCTACCGTGCGGGTGAGCTCCACTGCGGTACCTGTGGCCCTTGCTTCATGCGTCGCACCGCTTTCGAAATCAACAACGCAACCGAGGTCATTGAGTATGCCGATCAAGTCGACAAAGACGTTCACGCATGAGACAGGGTTGTCTTCGTGCTTCCGCCAATGGCGTGCACAGAGCCATTGCAGGCACTTGCACGGGTACGCTTTGCAAGTGAAGTTCACGTTCGGTTGTGACGCGCTGGATGTGCGCAACTGGTGCGTGGACTTCGGCAGCATGAAGAGCCTCAAGAGCTGGCTCGAGGATACGTTTGACCACACCCTTCTCGTGGCCGAGGACGATCCGCACAAGGACCTTCTGTGCTCGCTCGCAGGGCTTGATATCTGCCGTGCAGTAGTTGTGCCTGCAACCGGGTGCGAAGCGTTCGCCAAGCTCATCTTCGAGTGTGCACAGATCTGGTTGAAGGACAACGGGTACGCGCCACGCTGCTGGGTTCACAGCGTGGAAGTGTCTGAACACGGCGCGAACAGCGCCATCTATGAAACGGAGACAGTGGTATGAGCGAAGGGCGGAAGTTGCATCAGATCGAACTGAACGACATCGAGGAAGCAACGCAAATTCTTTTGCGTGCGGTGGAACCGGATTGTGATCGCGAGGGTTTGACTGAAACCCCTGAGCGGGTCTCCAAAGCTTGGGCATTCTGGACGCAAGGCTACGGCATGCGTGCAGCGGACATCTTGAAGTCGTTCGAGGACGGCGCTAGTGACTACGACCAGATGGTGAGCGTGGTCAACATCCCAATCTACTCGAAGTGCGAACACCACCTCGCTGACATCATCGGCTCCGCAACCATTGCATACATCCCGAACGGCAAGATTGTGGGGTTGAGCAAGCTGTCGCGCCTTGCGGATATGTACGCGCGGCGCTTGCAAGTGCAGGAGCGCATGACGGTGCAGATCGCAGACGCGCTGGTGGAGCACCTGCAACCCTTGGGAGTCGGTGTGCTGATCAAGGCGCGCCATATGTGCATGGAGTCGCGTGGCATCTGCCAACAAGGACACCACACGGTGACGACGGCACTCCGCGGTGTCATCAAGGACGAACCTCAGACTCGTGCCGAGTTCTTGCGATTGGCGCAGTGACCGGGTAGAATAGCGCTATGCAGATCATAACTTGCAAAGACGCTAGAGCGGTCGGTTTGAAACATTACTTCACGGGTAAACCTTGCAAACGCGAACATATTGATTTTCGTTATGTCAGTGGCGGATGTGCGGAATGTGCTCGTGAAGATGCACGCCGCTATTACAGTGACAATCCCGAAAAGTACAAACAACTCACGGTTCAATACCGCGAACTGAATCGCGGTAAGTGCAATGAGATACAACGTAACTATTACGAGCGAAACGCTGCAAAAATCAAAGCAGAAGCGAGCACCTACCGGGGTTTACGAGCGCTTCGCGTTCCTGCATGGTCAGAAACGGAACTTATTGAAGAGTTCTATGTAAACTGTCCAGAAGGATATGAAGTCGATCACATTCTGCCCCTACAAGGAAAGACGGTTTCAGGTTTGCATGTCTTTGCGAATCTTCAGTACTTGCCGAGAAAAGAGAACCGCGCTAAACATAATAAGGTTCTGCTATGAATATCTATATGGCTGCGCTCTATACAAACGGTTATAGACAAGGGCAAAACAGATATGTGAAGCTCACGGATCATGAACGCAAATTAGTTCAAGCGGTCCCTGACGTATTGGAATCATGGCATTATGTTGGAAAACAGCGTTATGTCGACGAGATGCGAGCTGACGGAGCATCCATCTTCCTCGACAGCGGTGCCTTCTCCGCGTTCACTCTTGGTGTCGAACTTTCCGTCGCCGAATACTGCGAGTACATCCATCGCAACCGTGACATCCTGCGCGTCGAAGACGGGGTCGTTATGGCATCGGTCCTTGACGGAATCGGCGACCCACTCCAGACGTGGCGCAACCAGTACGAGATGGAGCTGCGCGGCGCCAAGCCGCTCCCGTGCTTCCACGCGGGGGAGGATGAGCGCTATCTTGAGCACTATGTTGCGAACTACGAATACATCACACTCGGCGGTATGGTGGGTTCCAGTACGAAGCAGCTCTGTATCTGGCTGGATCGTATCTGGGACCGATTTCTCACAGATGGAAGCGGTCGTCCACGACTCAAGGTGCACGGGTTCGGGATCACGGCCATTCCCATCATGGAACGATATCCGTGGTATTCGTGTGACTCTTCATCGTGGATCCAGTCAGCAGCCTTCGGGTCGATTGTCACGCCCCAACACGGTCCTCTCAGTGTATCCACGAAGTCACCCAGTCGACACGATGCTGGCCAGCATGCCACCACGCTGACGCCACTCGAGCAGGACTACGTGTTCCGCATGCTCGAGGAACAAGGGTTTACCTACGAACGTCTCTCAACCGTGTACGAGTCCCGTGCAGCGTACAATCTGTGGGCATTCGGCGTCATTAACACGATGATGAATGCACAGAATAACGAACGGTTCAAAGCACGAGTACAGGAGCTCTTCTAATGGCTACAGTCGAAGAACAACGCGCGCTGGCTGCGGAATTCGCGGTCCCGATTCTCACAGTCAAGAAGGTACTGGAAGAGAACGGCGACGACGTGGAAAAGGCACGCAAGCGCCTTACCGTGTTGACGACCCCCATCGACACGCGCATCGCCAAGCTCGAGGCCGAGAACGAGCGTCTGCTCGCTGCCAACGTGACGCTCAACCAGCGCATCCAAGCGCTGGAAGACATGCACAACCAAACTGACGTCGTGTAATGCTCAAGGAACTCAAGTTCGTGATGGGCGCGGTAGCGAAGAAGGACTTCCTGCCAGCACTGACCCACTTCCGTATCGAGAACGGTCGTGTGCGTGGGTTCAACGGTACGCTGGCGCTATGCTCGCCCATAGCGTTCGACATCGACTGCACTCCCAAAGCCGACTCCCTCGTGCGTGCGATCCGGCAGTGCGACGATACGGTGGCCCTGTCCATGACGAAGGCAGGACGCCTGAGCGTGCGCAGCGGTGGCTTCAAGACCTTCATTGACTGCGTTGACACCGAGACACCACACGTCGAACCGACCGGTACCGACTTCCAGTTTGATGGTGAAGTGTTCCTGAAGGGCATCAAGGCCATTGCGCCCTTCATCGGTGACGACGCTTCGCGTCCGTGGTCGAATGGCATCCTGTTGCGTGGTCAAAGCATGTTCGCCACCAACAACGTGACGCTGATCGAATACTGGGCTGGTTCCAACTTCCCGATCGAATGCTGCCTGCCCTCGCCCGCAATCAAGGAAGTGCTGCGTATTGACGAAGCGCCGACACACGGGCAGGCGGATGACCACAGCCTCACGCTGCACTTCTCTGATGGTCGCTGGGTGCGTACGAACCTGCTCAGTACCGAGTGGCCGGACTTGAGCAAGGTGTTTGACGTCGAGTCGAGCCCTACCGCCATCAACCCCGCTATCTTCGAAGGCCTGCGCAAAGTCAAACCCTTCGTGGACAAGATCGGTCGCATATACTTCCAGGAGGGTGCGTTGTGCACCTCGCTTGAAAAAAACGAAGGTGCAACCGTGGAAGTCGATGGGTTCGCAGAAGAGGGGTCATACCAGATCGAGATGCTGGCGCTACTCGAAGGGGTAGCCGAGCGTATCGATTGGAAGCTTTATCCGAGGCCCGCCATGTTCTTCGGGGACCGTGTGCGAGGGGCAATCGTCGGTCTGAGAATGTAATGGCTCGTGCAGATGCGCTAGGGATGTTCTGGTTCGACGAGCCAGTCGTCAAGCAGCTCAAGGAAAAGCCTCCGAAGCGCACACCGCCGGAGCGCACCTGGGAGCAGCCCGGATACTTGCCCGGCCTTGCTGAGGCCCGTGCTTTCAACAAGCACATCATGACCGACGAGGAGCTGCTGCAAGCGTGTGCGAACCGCGAGCGGCTGCGCTTCGACATCGAGTGTTATGAGAATTACTTCCTGATCGCTTTCATGTCCGAGCGTACCGGCTGGGTGTGGTTCTCAGAGATGCGCCCCGGTACCGAGCTCGACATCAACCGCGTCGGTTGGATCATGACCAACTTCACGGTCGTGGGGTTCTATAGCAAGAACTATGACATCCCGATGGCGTCCCTTGCGCTGGCGGGCAAGAACTGCGCGGAGCTCAAGCAGGCGACATACGACATCATCGTTGCCGAGCAGCGCCCGTCGGACGTGCTTCGTGTGCACAAGGTCAAGCAACTGAAGTGCGACCACGTTGATCTGATCGAGGTTGCGCCGCTCTATGCGTCGTTGAAGATCTACGGGGGTCGGTTGCACTGCAAGCGAATGCAAGACCTGCCCTTCCACCCTGACACATGGTTGTCGGAAGACCAGATTGCAATCGTTCGTTGGTACTGTATCAACGACTTGTCGAATACCGGGCTGCTAGACGAGGCGTTAGCCGAACCGCTGGCGTTGCGCACAGCAATGAGCCAGCAGTATGACATGGACCTGCGTTCGCGCAGTGACGCGCAGATTGCTGAGCATGTGATTGCGTCGGAGATTCAAAAGCTGACCGGCTCGCGCGCAGCCCCTCCGAAGATTGCCCCAGGTACCGTCTACAAGTACAACGTCCCCCACTTCCTGCAATTCAAGAGTGACCTGCTCAACTGGGCGCTCAGCACTGTGTATCACGCGGACTTCGTTGTCGCCGAGCACGGTGCTGTCGGTATGCCCGAAGTGATTAAAGAGCTGTCGCTGAAGATGAACGGCAGTACGTACACGATGGGGATCGGCGGGCTGCACAGCACTGAGGAGCGTGCAGCGCACGTCAGTGACAGTCAGCACACGCTCTACGACATCGACGTTGAGTCGTACTACCCGCGGATCATCTTGAACCTCGGGTTGTACCCGAAGCACCTGGGGCAAGCATTCCTCCGCGTGTTCAACGAGATCGTTGAGAAGCGTATCGCGGCCAAGAAGAACATGCAGGCATGTGACGAAGCTGGCGATAAGAAGGGTCGAGCTCACTGGAAGGTCATTACCGAGTCGCTCAAGATTACGATCAATGGCGCCTACGGTAAGCTCGGGTCCATGTTCAGCGTCATCTATGCGCCCGACCTGTTGATCCAAGTGACGCTCACTGGTCAGTTGTCCCTGCTGATGCTTATCGAGCGTCTGGAGTTCGCAGGCATTCCGTGCGTGAGCGCCAATACGGATGGTGTGGTCATCAAGTGTCCGAATCACTTGCGTGACACCATGAACGCCATCGTTGCACAGTGGCAGCGCGACACTGGGTTCAAGACTGAAGAGACCCAGTACGACGCAATCTATTCCGCGAACGTCAACAACTACATCGCGGTCAAAGCGAAAGGCAAGGGTCTGAAGACGAAGGGTGTGTACGGCAACCCGTGGTCGAAGAAAGACTTCCGGGAAATGCTGTCGAAGAACCCTGTGACCACAATCTGCATGGACGCGGTGGAGGCGCTGCTGCTGCACAAGAAGCCGCTCGCAGAAACGATCTGGGAATGCAAGGACATCACCAAGTTCATCGCGGTACGCAAGGTGAACGGGGGTGCAGTGCAAGCGGGCGAGTACCTCGGTGCGTCGATTCGTTGGTACTACTCAACCGAGGAACGCGGGGAGATGGTTGCAGCCAAGAGCGGGAACAAGGTGCCAATGTCTGACGGTGCGAAACCGTGCATGACGCTACCGGAGGAGTTTCCGACTGACATCGACTACGACTGGTATCTGGCACGGTGTGTGCGTACCCTGAAGGAAATCGGATACTACGTCTGAAGAGATGTAACAGATTGTAAATCCACAACACGGGTCTGATGCTTCAGCTACATTAACGGTCATGCGCTGCACAACGCAGCAACAACCGGAGCAAACGAAATGGCACACCTGATCAACCTGGAACCTAACAAGACTTACGCAACCCGCGAGAACGCAGTCAAGGCGGTCGAGAAGAAGTTCCCCTCGAGCGAAAAGCAGTTCGATCAGCTGACCTATTTCATTCACACCCACACCGACGGTCGCTTCTTCCCGGTCTTCATCGGCGAGCGCGCCCTTCACGCGATGGTCCACTTCCACTTCAACGTGGTTGCATAAGGAGGCGGGGCTTCGGCCCCTATTTCAATGATTGCAGAACTCATCGAACACATCTGCACCCGCTACATCGAGTTGCGAGGTGAGAACCATGCACCTGGGCAGACGCTACAGATGCTGTTCTTGACGCTCGAGTGTCTGGACGATGCGGTGCCGCTGGATCTGGCAATGTTCGCACTCGCAACTGATGCGCAACTGATCGCTGAGATCGATGGCATTTGGGCACACTTCGACACCAAGACTGGGAAGCTCGCGCCTGAAGCTGAGACCGGGTTTTGGCCCCGTTACGCGATCGAGCACCAGTGTGGCGGGGGTAGCTGCGGCCACTAGCTGATCGCGGCCTGTACCCCCGAAAGCGCGGCCCGCAGCATGCTTCATTTATGCGATTTTAAACGCAATCCCCAGCACAACCGAGATCCCTCCGCTCCCAGCGAGCGTGATATCCATGTCGTAATCTTCTTCTGTGACGACTACTTCTTTAACACCGGAAAGGGTGCACAAGTTCAGACCGCCGTCATCGTTGCCCAAATGCCCAGACATTGATACGCCATCAATGGACAAACCCATGTTCACGCCGTTCACCTCGTACGCCGAACTCGTGGCAAAGACAACATAGGTGCCGGGTTGCAGAACCAGCGTGCAAGGAGTTGCCCCCTCTTGGTTGAAGATAACTTGGGAGTTCGCGACGCTTTGCAGGGCGTTGACCGCTGCGATGATCTCGTTTTGCTTCTCCGCGAAGGCAGAGAAGCCTGGGGTGATTGGTGCGATGGGCATGATTAATCCTCGTTGTATCCTGTATCAAAGACGTATGGCGGGTCTGAGCTCGGCGGAATGGTGTTAGAGCTCTCTTCAGCCCAGAAACCACCCGTCTCTTTCTGAGTGTCGTCGGCGCTGCTGTACGGGATGTTGTAATCCGTGTAACGCAGAATGCGCGCGGAGTTGTCAAGGTCGTTCTCGTAGTAACGCGCGTCGTAGTTGTACGCAGTCACTTTCGAGGTCGAAGGGCTTTCGTACGAACGCTCATCCACCAGGAACGCCATTCCTGTGTCGCCCACACCGGCTTCCACGATGGTGTACGTCGTGAGTGCGTAGTTTGCAGGGTCAACTGAGAAACCGTCCGTCGGCGGCAAGTAGTCGAGTTCGAACTCGTATTCATTGCCGCCAGGATAGCACGGTACCGCATGCACTGAACCTTCGATACCTTGCAGGAACGCAACGTACGACAACGAGTCGTCAAACAAGACCCGTTGTGACGTGGTAACGATCAGCCCGTCCATCGCACGAATCTCACCGTCCTGCGTGCCCTGCCGAACATTGTTAGCCACAAGGATGCGATCGGTGCGAAGCAACAACTCCGCTTCGCGGGTAGCTACGAACTCGACGGTTGTACGACGATATCGAATCTTGTTCCACGCACGGTTGGCATGAATGTACGCTTGCGTGTAAGAGCGAACCCCGATGCTCTTGATCGTCTTTGGTTTGATTGCGGACCCGTCTGCAGGCAAGCGAATGATCTGCGGCGCACTGTCAAGGGGGTCGACGTACTCGTATTCTACCCCGTCATAGTTGCCGTCGATGCCGAACGTTGTGGTCCGTTTCTCCGAGCCTGGAATCTTGTTGCGATGACAGAACAACAGCGACGACGTATCGGTTTCACGTTCGAACGCAAGCCGAATGACATTACCTCTGCGGTATGCGGTGCAAAAGCAAGCATCAGCGATAGCTGTGAGCGTGTCTTCGAACGACATATTGTCGTCGTCAAACGTGTGAGAGAAACGCGATGGCGCATTGCGGTTGAAGTACGTGCGAATCGCAACCGACGTCTCGTAGAGATTGCGGAAGTCAATCTCTTGCATCGAACGCCCACCGATCTTCGGATCCACCGCTACCGCAGCAATGATGTCAGCGACGTCTCTGCTGGGCAGCGTATCGCCGAACCAGCCCCAAGACCCGTCATCGGACGGGTCTGGCGGAGGCGCATTCAGGATCGGGATCTTGCGAACGACCCGCATGTTCAGCTTGCGGTTCTTGAGCGACAGCGCGCCCTTGGTGGCCACAGTAATCGTCTGTACCGTGGTCACGTCACCGAAGTGCTCCTGGGTGATGGGTGCAGTCACATACAGGTCTTTCCACTGAACGTTGTCGACGACTTGGCCAGTGAATGCAGTATCACGGGGAGTGATCTTGCGTGCACGGAAGCGTCCGACAGGAGCAGGGTAAAGCTCAACGTTCGCACTGATCGTCAGCGCTCTTTGTGTCTGCGTAACGGAAGACCCTTCGATCGTCCTCGTGTACGTACGACTTAATCCGAGTGGCACCCCCGTGCTAGACACTGGTGTGTACTCCAACTGAAGCTCGACGTCATGCGCGCTCTGTATCGTACCGTTGTCCTTGTACAGACCGTTCACCGCAATGAAGTTCGCAATGAAGTTTGTCTGCCCTTGTAGGGGCACATCGAACGGGCCAACCCAAGGCAGCTCTGCGTCGTTCAGTGCAAGCGATGCGCTGATCGTACCGCCGCCGTAAGGAGCTGTTTCTCCATAGTTGTATGTTGTCGCCCATGCGTTGTTGACCAAGCGAGCATTCAGGAATTTGATCGAGTTTACATTGACTTCGGAAATTTCATATGAACCGGAAATGTTGTTTGATCCACCGATGTACATATTGCCGAATTGCACCATTGTGGTGGCGTCAACAGCCACGCCTGAACCGGACAAAGCAGCCCAATTCGCGTTGAATGCGGACACCTCCGACAATTGCATAGTGCCCATTGCATCATCGGTAGCAACGAGATAGATACCGGATAAGTCCTGACCACCTACCGTAAGACCTGCAAACGTGAGTACCGCGCCAGCGAGCGACAGTTCGCCTTCTGTTGCGCTGTTATACCCTTGAAGCCCTGTGATAGTTCCGTCAGGGTAAAACGTGACAGTTGGGCCAAATGTCCGAATCCAGCGCCCGTCGTAGAGAGTGAAGAAGAAATCCCCACTTAGCGTAACCTGATCGCCGACGATGTAGAGCTCTGTAAAATCGATACCGAGACCAGGGCCGCCTATTACTGTGTCGGGGTACAAGAATTGAAATTGAGAAGAGAACGTATCTTCGTTCGGCGCGGGCAAGGATTGTCCGTTCACCGCTTCAGTCTTGACGACCGTCATTAGGCGCTCATTGATCTCTTCGCCGACAACAATCTCCGGTTCCACGACAGGTGAGTTTGGAGACGTACCGGGTCCGAAGACGTTAGCCGACGCACCCTCGATCTGAGAAATGAGCGTCGTGTCGTCCTTGATCTCAGTGATCTCGTAGGCACCCCTGCCAATACAGAAGTAACCGTGTTCACGCTCCTCGTGGTCAACGAACGTGCTGTAAGTCTTCGTCAGTACATCAGGGATGGAGATCACTTCCCCATAGATGTCGGGTATGCGTGCATTCGGGCGCGGTTTGTTCGTGCGGGACGAGAGATCGTTGTTCGCCGAAGGAGGGGACGTGTTTCGGTTCACCCCGACCGGTGGGATGTCGACACCCTTTGCCATCACAATGACAGCAACGAAGATCAGGGCGTAAGCGATGTAGGCGGCTGTGCTGATGTCGTGAGGGTACTGTACCGCATACACATCGCCCTCGAGCTGCATGAACCGATCGACGTCTTCCTTCGTCTTCGGTGTTACATTTGTCAGCGTCGACACACGCCCATGATAAAGCGCCATGTATGGCGGAAGGTGCTTCCAGCGTGAGGCAAGAAACTCTGCGTGGCTGTTGACCACATGAATCTCATGTTCGCTGGGTGGGCCGAACGGGTCAGCCACAAGAATGACACGATTCGTCATTGATAGAACCTGTAAGGTGGCGTCGTACCTCGAACTGCAATCTCGAAAGGAAACAGTTCAGGACCCGTGTTGCGGATGTGCAGCAAGCCTTCGGGAAGCAAGACGCCAACGTGCGGGTCGTGCCCTAGCGAACGCATGTACACGATGCAGGGGGCTACGGGCCGGCGTAGCCGCTTAAACGCTCGCAGGGGCCCCCTGTGTGGCTTGCGCTGCCCTTCAGGCGCTAGCAGGCCTTGTAGCCGATCGGTGATGTCGACCCCGGTCAACTCCAACCACACATCACGAGTGAAATGAAGGCAGTTGTACCGGTTTCGGTCGTAGTTCTTGAGGAGGAACTTGTCGGTATTCACAACAGCCCTCGCAGCATAGGGAAGCGGTCCAAGCGATACAGCTCGCCCGTGCGCCCGTCGTTGACCAGCGGGGCGCGCGCTTCAAACGTTGCACCTTCTTTCGCCATGGTGATACGCTTGATCGTAAGATGGACAGGTCCGAACAGCGGTTGCGTGAGGTCGTCGCTGCGGTACGCTCTGTAGATGAAGGTCGGGAGAATCGAAAACCCATCCGCTGCCTCCACAGCATCCAACTCGTTGGGCAAGGTGTCGCCCGTATCGCCAACGGTGATTGCGAATCCTTGATCAAGGTCGTCCTTGAACCCCAGCGGTTTGACGCTCAGCGGGTAATACAGATACGTCTGTTCGCCATAAGGGGATTCGAGTTGAACAGTGACGCCCGAGACAGCGTTGCGAACGTAGTGATATTCCTGAGTAAAGTTCGGATGCGTGATACTCACGCAATCAAGCTGGGCCACCGCGCTGGATGTGGCCAGAAAGAACTCTGTATATTCACTCATAGACCGAAGTATTCTTTGATCATGTTCGCATATTCAAGCGCGACAGTGCGAGAATTATCGCTGAGCTTTCTGTAGGTATCAATTTGGCTAGTATACCCCTCAATTGTCCCTGAATAGCAACCGCGAGTAACCCGAACCCCGCAAAGTTCGTCACGATGCGCTGTGGTATAGGCGCCGCTGGGGCCAGGGCCGAGCACCAAGAGGTCAGCTTGGCTTGAAACACGCCCTTCGCACAGAATACGTGCCCCAACAGGCAACACCACATTCCCCGATACTTCGGAGCGTCCACCAACATGCGGCGCGGGCGTTCCGGCTTCCGCGGTAACACTCTCGGCCACTTTGGCCAGTCCTGTAATGCGCATACTCAGGGCTCTGGGTTGAGGCCGTCACCATCACCCCAGGGGATGCAGCCGGCCGGTATAGGGTATTGGAACTGATCCTCGTAGGTGCACAAGCGTATCTCGGTGTTAGAGCCGAAATCATAGTCGGCGCTAAAGGACACGCACCACGGAGCGCCAGGGCCGAACTCGCCTAGGAAAAACAATGGTTCCTCTGTAGGGTCAACCTCGATCCACTCCCCGAACTGGGCCACCCAGACTCCACCATCTGTTGGTCGAACCACAAAAGAGAAAATATTGCTGCCGCCCGAACTCGGGCCTACCGGCAGCACTCCGTGGGTCGCTCCGTATGACCGGACCAGAGCAATCTCTTCGGCGATGTCGATGTCAACACCGCCGCCATTGTCTCGGACGTTCCAGTCAGGTGTGGCATTGAAATTGGCCAGGCCCACGCCGACCCGCCCATCCCAGAAAACAAGGTTCACCTCGAAGTAGCGCCGTTGCGTTGTCGCCCCTGTGAGGTGAGAGCGAGATTGAATTGTGATTCCTGACACAGCTCATGCTCCAAAGAATGCAGCGTCAAATTGGTCCCCGTCGTACGGGTAGAGCGGGTAGAGATTTGCGTATGAATTGGCGAAATCCCAGCCTACTCTAGGTGTGCACGTACAGAACGGCAAGTCGTCTAGGGTATACGATTCCGTGTGCTCAACGTAGTTGGTGACGCGCACCTCGTCAAGCATGACATATGAATCTTCGGAGCCACTAGCCCACTGGAATTGCGATATGCCGCCTTCCTCAGAGCCTGTTTCTAGCGTACCGATGAGAGTACCGTTCACAAACAAACGAGCGATCGCCGTGATATAATCAAAGCTCACTTCAATGTGATGGACTTGCGTCAGGCTAAACGTCGCATCAGGTGAGACGTCTTCCTCTGATTCAAGGCATTGCAGCTCTAGATTGAATAGGCCACTTCCAGCAGCCCTCGAGATCAGCAGGATGTGAGGTAATTCGAAATCATCTGATAGCGTCAAAACCAGATTGCGCTCTGATCCAGAACCGAACCATTCTGTTCCAGGATAGTAGCTGAACCGCATAGTCCAACTACCCGGCACGATCACCGCAGGTGAGGTGAAATACACAGGGCCTTGAACGTTCAGCGAATACGTACCGTAGAGAGCGCCTTCAGGCTCTTGAACAGGCAGACCTCCACCATCGAAGACTGTACCGACCCCATGTTCCATCGGAAGCTCGTAGTCGTCGACGATGGGTCCGTTCTCCATGTTCATGTGCCACGCTGTCAGGGAACAGTCGCACTCTTCAGGAGCTTCGATTGCGGGCATGACTTCAAGCTGAGCAGTGACCACAATGCTGTGACCCTGCACGTTGCCGACCTTCATCGTTCCCGGGAGGTATCGAGCGTTGTACTCCTGAACGGTTGGCAGCTCGAGCAACAAATCGATCGGAAAGGCTTCCTGCGGGCGCACCTTCCACTTCCGATAGTGATCGCGCAGGTACAGGAACCCGCTCGGGCTTGTGCGCCATTCCACGTTGACGATGATGGAGGTGCCAAGCTGGTCACGGTACGCGCGCGGCAGACCGCCTTCAAGCTCCGTCAGAACCACTTCAGGGCTGTACCTGAACGAATAGCCGTCACGACAGATCGGCAACGTGTTCTTCGGAACAGGACCTTCGAAGCTCTCAATTGGAATGGGCTCAACCAGCAACGAGCATCCCACGACATACTGATGCCCCGCTTGAGACATCAGCCCGAACGTGCCAGGAACAATCATGACCCGATGTTCGACGAACCGCATCGTGTCGATGAACAGATCGATCGGGAATGGTGCGTGGCCCTCCAAGACGTGCTGCGCGTGAACCCCTTGGAGATAGGTGTACTCGTCAGGGTCGCACGTCCATTGCACGTTCAGCGGGATTGCGCCGTTCAGAACGCCGATGGCATATTTCCCCATCCCGCTGTCGAGCACAGCGCGAAGTGTTTCGCTCTCAGGGTCAGCGAAGCTATACCCTTCTTGATCCGGTGCGAGCGTGACTTTTTCCATCAGTAGTTCCGTGCACCGCCAACCGTGCGCTGCTTGAGGGTTTTGGAGGGACGCGAGTTCGGGTCTTGCAGTTGCTGCGACATGACCTCAGGCGTGACCGACCGTGCCTCGTCGCGTGCAATGATGCGAATCTCTTCCCGGCTGAGCTGCTGCACTTCGAACTGCTTTGAGGTGCCATAATTCTGAATGTTGACGTTGACACCCGGCGCACCAACGGCCATCGAATCACCACGGTTCATTGCCTCGAGTGCGGGACGGTTCGCTGCGGTTGCTTGCGCGTTCATCACGAACTCACGTCCGTGTACCACACCCGCAACCTCGTCCACTCCGCCGTTGCCCGTGTACCCACCGGTCTTGAACCCCGTCTTGGTGTTCAGGATCTCCGCCACGTTCATCGCTGCGGTCACTGCTGCACTTGCGGCCACCGCGTAGTTGTACGGGTACGGAACTTCAGCGAGCGCCTTCTGCACGGACAGGACCCCGTACATCGTCGCCTGGGCGACGGCCGCTGCTTTTCCGACCTCTGCCAGCTTGGTGTTCCCGCTCTTGGACAGGGACGTCAGATTGCCGAGGAACGTGTTCGTGTCGTCGTACATCTGCTGGTTGGCAGAAATCTGCAACTTGAGACGCATGCGGTTCGCATCGTCCTCGTTGATCAGGTCCGCTTCACGGTAAGCTGCAATCTGTTCGTACATGAGCCGATAGGCTTCAGATTGTGCATCGAGAGACGCTTGCGTACCCTTGAACAATTCCTCATTCTGGCGAACGATCACCTCAGTAGCGTCCTCCTTGGAGAACCCGCTTGTCGGGTCTGCCAGCAGCGCTTGAATGGCGTTGAGCTGCGTATAGAACGCACGACGCTTTTCGACCGTCTCCGACATCAGTTGGTCCTGAGCGGCAACAACCTCGTTCAGGCGTTGCATGTCGGCGAGGCGTTTGCGCAGCGCAGCGGACTCTTCCGCGTTGAGCGTCTTGCCCTTGCTCAGCAGGTCTTGCTGGATCTGCAGGAATTGGATTTCAACCTCTCGAGCGCGTGCCGACATGCCAAGGAGTCGCGTCTGGATGTCGAGTTCGCGGTTGTACGCACCCAGCGGGTCCATGACGTCGTTGAGTTGTTCGTAGAGCTTCGACAGGTACTGCAAACGCTTCTCGTCCGAGATCAGCCCCATCTTCACCGCATCGTCAAGCGTCTTCCACGCTTGCTGCATTTCCATGATTGCAGCCGCAGCAGGGTCAACTTGGCTCAGAAGTGACTGCAATGCCTTGCGTGCCTTCTCGAGCTCCTTGGGATCGAGCGCGGACTTGGTCGCACCGCCAACTGGTTTTGTCAGATCCGCCTGGTTAGCACCGAACCCCTCGATCACTTTGCGCTCTTGCGCGATCTGCTGTGCACGATCAAAGATGCCGTTGACCTCATTGAGCAACGCGCCACCTTGAGCCTCGAACCCTGCCGCAATCGAGTCAGCAATGGTCTGACCGTACTTCTCGTAATACGCCGGGTCCGCGTCCGCACGGTCAATCTTGATATTCTCGAGCAGCGACGCGCCAACAAACCCTCGCACACGGTTGACACCATCGATGACCGTGTTGATGATCTTCTCAACCCATTCGACCGCCACGTTGTACATGAGCCTGAATGGTGTGGTCACTGCTTCGGGGATCCCCTCGAAGACACGCACAATGGCGATGCCAAGACCGGTCAACAGGCCACCGATGGCGTCAAGTGTCTTTGCAATGCCCCGCACGAGGCCTGCAAAGCCGGATCCTACATCACTGTAGAACCCTGTGTAGTCACTCATCCACTCCGTCGTTGCATCCGACGTCGAGCTGGTGATTGCGTTGTACGCAGATTGCACGAGGTCCGCAATACCCGTGAAGGCTTGCGACGCCATCAGATACAGGTTGTCGAACGCCTGAACTGCGTACTCGCCGAACGCTTGCAACAGATCCGTCAGCTTCGTTGTCTCGTCAATCCCGACCGTGATCGCGTCGCGATACTTGTACAAGACGACAGCCGCCGCTGCAATCGCTGCTGCCAGTGCCCCGAAGGGGTGTGCGGCGATCAGCATAAACAACGAGCGCACGCCGGCAGCAAACGAGGCTAGCAACCCCGGCGCAAACGCTACCGCTGCGGCAGCGGCGATGGCCAGCAGTGCGGTAGCGATACCGTCAATGTTCTTGGCGATGAACTTTGCCGCTTCGCCGAACTTCTGGCTCAACCCGAGGCTGGTGTCGAGCTCGCCGATGTAGCGCATGAGCGCATTGTTGATAACAGTCAAGCCTTGGGAGATGGTGAGCGAAGACTTAGCGAAGTCCTTCTCGATGTCACCGCTGCCCTTCTTGAACGCATCGAAGAACGCTTTGCTGGTGAGTTCACCATCGAGCATCTTCTTCCGGAGGGTTGCAATGTTGCCGTCAACCCCCTTGATGTTGTTCGCAACGACCTGAAGGATGTAAGGTGCACCTTCCAAGATCGAGTTGAATTCTTCCGCCCTGACCACACCTGAGCCAAGCGCCTGGCCGAGCTGCAAGAGTGCACCCTTCGCCTTCTCTGCGGTCGTACCTTGCACCGCAAGTGACTTACCGATGTCCTCGGTGAAGTCAATGATGTCCTGTTGCGACGCTGCGAGGGACTTGCCTGCACGTGCAGCTCGCGTGTACAGCTCAACCAAGTCTTCAAACGGTTGGCGCGTGTTCTGTGCAGCCTTGAACAAGCCTTCCGTCACCGCAGCCGCTTCTGCCGTGTTCTTGGTCGCAATGCGGATCTGGCCCGCTGCTGCATTCCATGCGTCGGCGTACTGGCGCACCTTGTCGACAGCAAGGAACGCGCCCAGTGCAGCGAGCGCACGCTTCAGGAAGTCAACTCCGTCAGCTGCCTTCTTTGACGTTTCCCCGATGTCCTGAATGTTGCGCCGGACGACCCGCGAACCGTCTTCGTTGATACGAATTGTGATTGTTTCGGTCGTCATTAGCGGCCCCGGCTTGAACGTACAACGGTGATACGAGCGTCTTTGATGGTGTCGACGCCAACTGCGATAGCCTTCTCAACGAAGCCAGAAGGCGCTTGTGCGCTCCAACCCTCATTGAGACGCATGATGTAAGGGAGGTTGTTGACGATGTTGATCACGTCGCCCGTCCGATACCCCGCAATCGTTGCGCGTGCTTGTGCAAGCGCTTCAGACGCGCCAGACGCAGGGTTCTGCGGTTCGGGCAGCGTGCCCGAGGGAGTAGCGTTGATCTCAACCTGCCAGTTGAGGCGAGCACGGCCAGTATCAACAGGGGTCGCAAGAACGACTGCGGCATCAACCTCAACGGCAACTCTGCAGACGAGGTTGCTGGTGTTAGTCTCAACGGACTCACCCATCAACGCCATCACCCTTGCAAAGCCCCGCAGATCGGTCATTTGGTCGCTTTCGCCTTTGCGTCCCTGTCGGCCTTGTTCTTTCTTGCGCGCCAATTCAGGTACGCGGAATCAAGGTGCTGCACGTGAAAGAAAACGTCCTCTCGCTGTTCGCCCTGAATGTCAAACGCCTCGCAGTAGTCAAGGATCGTTTTCCAGCGAATCGGTCCTTCTCCGTAACCTAGCTCCCGTGAACTTGTGAGGTCCATGAAAGCTGAGTAGAACAATTCAAGACCGAGTAGCAGCTCCGGCGCGTTTTGTATCTTCAAAGGGATCGGAGTTCGATCCCTGTAACACTGCTCAAGAATTGCTTTCTCGGTCTTGCCTTGCTCTAGCTGGTAGATCAGGACCGCTGCGAGTTTCCCGCGTCGATCTCCTGGATGTGCTTGCGGTACAGAGCAGCACGGTTGGCCTGCTCACGGATGTCCTGGAACAGGTCCGGCAGCTCCTTGAAGAGTTGCACGACCGCGTTCTTCGAGAACACGATGGGGTTGCCTTGGCGGTCCGTCACGTTCTGCCAGCTGAGCACGACGGTCTGCGCGAACACTTCCCGCTCGAGCGCTTGCAGTTGCGCGGTCTCGACCAGATCGTTCTGCAGCTGACGACGGATCGGCTTCGCTTTCGCTTCCATCATCTTCTGGAACGCGAGGTTGGCGCCGCCGGCACGTGCAATCAGGAAACGGGGTGCGGGTTCTTCGTCCGTGCCCACACCGTATTCGATCCAGACCCCGCTCTTTTCAATGGCGGGATCGGTCTCGAATTGGTCGTAGAGGTTCTTCATGTGGTCTCCGAGGTAAGGGTTGATACAGCCGACATCGCGCCGGCTGTATAGGGTACCTTACATTGCGAGATCCGGCAAGTATGCAAACGACATGAAGGCCAGCGTGCTGTTGAACTTCGATTCAGCCGCGTTCGTTTCCAGAGGCAGCGTGATCGCTTCGTCCTGCTGCACGTTGAGGCGGCCGTCGCCCAGGGACAGCAGCGGGATGTCGAACAACAGGCCCTTGTTCCCCTTCACCAAGATCATGTCGATGGTGACGTCGCCGTTGTCACGCACGGCCTGCACCGCTTCGATCGAGCTGAAGTACGCGGTGACGTTGCCGCCCACCTCGAACGTGCCTGCGCTGGTGTCGAACGCACCCAGCACACCGATCGCCTTGTTCGGCGTCACGTTGTTGTTCAGCGTCAGCGTCATCTCGGTCGCGTAGCCGAACAGCGCCACCGGGCTGGAATCGGTCTCGTCGACCAGTGCCAGCTTGATGCGTGCGAAGTCCGAGCTGGTGTTGAACGCGTCCGCAGGGTTGAGCGCGGGGCGGGTACCGGTCTTGGGCCCGACGGTACCGTTGCGCTGTTCGTTGTCGACCGCAACGAAGGACAGGTCCATCGTCACCTTGTCAGCTTGCGCCACGTTCACCGTCATCTCGTTGGGCACCGCGCCCACCAGATACTCGCTCATCGTGCCGTTGTCGTCCTCGCCCAGCGTGCGCTCGACTTGGTACGTGCGACGCACGATCATGTCCGGGTCGCTCTCGTTCTTCAGCAGGTCACCGAAGAAGATCTGCACGGTGAGACCCGTGCCAGCTTCCGTAGCGCCGGTCCAACTGGTCTTGTCCAACTCGATGTAGGTCGTCGTGACCGCGTTGACGCGCCCCCAGCCCTGATTGCTCAGGAACCGCAGCGTGGCCGAGTCACCGCCCACAAAGATCCACTCACCAGCGATCAGGCCGAGTGTGGTCATGTCGAACGCCGCAGACGTCAGCCGCACGTAGTTGCCATTCAACACCACGCTCAGATCCGCGGAAGCGAACTGGTGGCCGACCACTTGGATCTTGGCGGTAGCGGGCGGGCTTGCTTCGTCGGACAGACCGGGGCTGGAACCGACCGTGATGTCGTCCGCGTCCGTGCTGACCACAAGCTTCAGGCCGTTGTTGGCCACCACGTTGAACCCGGTCACGTTGATCAGGTTGTTCGCCAGGAACGTACCGGGGTCGGCGCCAAAGTTGTACTTGTCATCCGCTGCGGTCACGCTGGTGCAGGGCACAGCGACGCCGTTCGTGGGCAGGTTCGACGTCTTCTCACGCACGTCAGCGAAGAAGAACCCCTGGGCCAAGTGCCAGAAGTTGTTCGTCGTCAGATCCTGGTTGAAGCCGCCGCTGGCGTCGAGGTCGGTCGTCACGCCCTTCTTGCGCTGACGCGACGGGTTGATCGGGTTGCGCGCAACGGTTGCAATCTGCCCGCCGAAATCCGAATAGGAGTTCGGTTCCAGCGGGTACCAGATCGGGGTGCCGGGCAGGGTGCGCAACGCAACCTCTTCGGCGTACCGAAGGCCGGTGATGTTTGAGTCGATCTTGTCAGCCATGGTTTCACCTCACGTCGTCAAATTGAAAATCAGCAAGCACGTTCATTTGACTGAACGCCCCACCCTCGGATTGAACGTCACGCATGCGCGGATTCCTGATCCACACCTGCGTTCCCCGCACTTCTCGATATGCGTTGACCACAAGCTGCGCCATCTCACGCAGCTTCTGCTTTCCGTCACCTACTGGTGCGAACACCTGTACGATCACCGTGCCGTTCTGATTCCAGCGTCGCGCACCTTGTTCACCTGCAAGGCTTGCTTGCCCGCCTGTTGGCGCGAAAAGAACCGTTGCACGCGCCCAGGGTGAATCGACGCCATCTTCCGTGTCAGGCACTTCCTTCTCCGGGATGTCGTTGTATTTCGCAACGAAACCCGTCGTGTCCCAGGCTTCCTTGAAGATGCCCAGAATCTCGTCTTCAGCTTCGGTAGCAGTCATCGCTTGATCCCGAAGGCATACAGAACAATCGTGTCACCGGGCTTGAGCACTTGTGCCCAATCGATCTTCCAGCGGCTACCACCGTCCAAGATGCTCGTGTAGAGTTCGATAGGCTCTTCGTTCCCCGGGACGAGAACCACTTGCTCAACTCGCTTCAAGAGCTCCTTGTCAGTCACAATCTGTCCGAGGTCAGTACCGGAAGGCGGCACGAACGTTCCGAACGTATCCACGGAGGCTTCAACGGTCTGTCCGTCTGTGCCAACCCCTCGCCACGGTTTGTCTTCGTCCTGCGGTGCAGCCAGCAGCTTCTCGATCGTGATCTCACGCCCTGTGTCCCGAATCAGTTCGAGTGCAAGGGTAGTGAATTCGTCGTAATCGAGCGCTGCCATTTCAGTTCCGAATCACGCCCGCAGTGCGGCGCAGCAAGGGAAGCATCAGCATGTCCGCAGCGGGATAGGGTTTCAATAGCATGATCGAAGACCCTTCCGCCGCGTACTGGGTCTCGGTCTCGATTGGCCCCACCTTGCGGCGGCTGCCTGTCACCGTGCGACCCGTGTCGCTCACAACCGGGTCCGGCGCCAGCGGTGCAACCCGTGCACGGTTCGCGTACTCCGCAGTCGCCTTGAGCAACGTGTCAGGCATACCCTCCACCGCAGGGTCACCAGTGCGCGGGAACGGGAGCGCCTGCGTGTCAGGATACAGTTCCTCACCCTTGAAGCGACGACCGAAACGCGTGACAATGTAGTCCGTCGCGCGAATGATGTATGACTGCTTCAGTGCGTCGGAACCGGTCCAACTCGTAATGCCCCGGTCAACGAAGTACGCGTTCACATAAGCGACGGAAGCGAAGGCGTTTGCGTCTGCAACCCCACTCCCGTCTTCAAGGACGAATGCCATTACGCACCCTCCGCAATCTTGACGTACACACCGAGCCCCATGTGCAGCAGCATGTCGAAGCCTGCGGAGACTGTGACCACACTACCTCGTTCGAGGCGGTCGAGACGGAAGAAATCACCGTCCTCCATCGCAGGGCACGCGATAGCTCGGTTCGTCGGTCCTGCAACCGTGCACACGGTTGCGCCTGCGCTGTGGGCCGCAGTAGCCTGAAAGGCGAACGTCCCGTTGGCGGGCAGCGTGATCTCCGCTTCCGTCGGGTCGTCGATCAACGAGGCATAAGCTGAACGGTTCTGGCGTTCAGCTCGTACCTTGTTGATTTGGGACCGGACGAAGTTCATCACTTGCGGGGGTGAGCAGGGCGCTGGCCACCGCGTGCGGTCTTGCGAGCCATCGCTTGGTCGATCGGAGCCTTGAAGGTGAGCAGCGCCTTGAAGTCGATACCGGTCGCCTTCAGAGATTGCATGCGTTGGCCACGCTCAGCGAGGTTGGCCTTCTGCTGCGCGAAGTAGCCGGCCAGCGCGTCTTGCAGCGGGGTCTGCCCGTGAACCTTGGAGTGCTCATCGATCAGCTTGTCCACTTCCTTCCGCTTGGCATCGATGATCACCATGCCAGCAGCGAGCTGAGCTTCCATCTCTGCCAGCTCAGCGCGGGCCGCTGCGAGCTTCTGCTCCAACTCGCTGCCACCTTCGTCTTGATCCGTGCCTGCGCCGGGCTGTTGCTCGGCAGGGGCGACGATCGGCGTGTCGGTGCTGGCAGTGGTGCTGGCCGCAACGATCGGGGCCTGTGCGCCGGCTGCGTTGGCCTCCTCGGCAGCGGAGAAACGCGTGAAGCTGGGCGCTTCCTTCGTCACCAGCTCACGCGTGATGGAGCTGTCACCCGCCAGCAGCTTCACCGTATCGACACGGGGCAAGCCGTCCTCGGTCCAATGGTTGTCGTTCTTGTGGTCAAGCCGTTTCAGCGCGTCGAGGATCTTGCTCATCTAGGTCTCCGTGTCGTGGTCAGGTTAATCGTCGCCCAGCACTGCGTAGACGAGATCGACGTAACCGTCGGCCGTCATCGCTTGCGAGGCAGCGTTGATCGAAGCGTCATCGATCATCACGTTCAGGTTCAGTTCGAGCGAACCGTCCGTGTTGTCCAACATCACGCCGGTGATGTTCGTGCTGCGGGACGTCGGGCTCACGCCGGACGTGGCAGCAACGCCCATCGAGGTGCTCGGCAGGATGTTCGCTTCGTTGGTGTCAGCCACGTCAGCGTCGATCGTCGCTTCCGTACCGATGGCGTAGTCACCCTCGAAGGTGGCAAGGATGCCGGTGGAGGCAGCGGGGCGCGTGAACCGCAGATAGCCCACCGCACTCATGAAGTGGATGTTCCCTTCCGGCAGGTCACCGATCACCGTGGTACCGAAGCCGACGCCGGTTGCACCGCTGACGGTGACGGCCTTGTTCGTCAGCACGATGCGCTGGCGACGCACAGCCTGGCTTTGAGGCTTGGCGCGGGAATTGGAACGAGGAAGACCCTTGGTCATTTCAGTTCTCCTGGTTTGAAAAGACCCGGACCACTAGGGCCCGGGTGGAAGAGGTGTGGCACCTCAGGAGACAACAGGTCAGACCGCGTACTCGCGGGTCTTCAGGCGGGCGATGTGGATCTGCTTGCGCTCGCTCCACACACGGCGCCACGAGGCAGCGGCGGCCAGGTTGTTGGTCGTCGCAGCGTTCGTCGGGCCGCCGTTGGGAGCAGTGCCCACGTAGGCATTGCCCACCGGGTGGAAGCACCATTCGACGCGGTTGTGCAGCACGTCTTGGCCGCCACCGTTGCCGGCCGCAGGCTTGCGGTCGATTTCGGTCGGCACCTTGGGCGAACCCACACCGAGGCGCACCGCACCGCGGCCGAACAGCCAGGTCTCGAACACGCCACCCGTGTTGGGCATCGCGTCGTCCACGATCACCATGCGACCGAGGAAAGTCGGGATCGCTTCGGCGTTCGGGTTGATCGCATCGGGGATGAAGTCGATCAGGTTGTTCTTCAGCGCGCGGCTGTAAACGATCGAGTGCATCATCACCAGGCCCAGCGCGTTCTGGCTGTCACCCATCGTCTGGCACGCGTCGATGAACGCTTCGGTGGAGAAGTTCGTCACACCGTCCACGAAGCCGCCGCCCGAGGCGTCGAACGTCATGTCACCGATCGTGTGGGTGTCACCACCGGTCGGGGCCGCGTCGTTGTCAGCGAAGATGCCGGCCATCGTTGCGACGAACGCGCCTTGTGCGCGACGTACCCAGTAGTCGGACACCAGACCAGCGATCGCTTCCATGGGGTCCACACCAGCCAGCGCGGCGGACAGGTCCATCGAGCTCCACGACTGGTTGCGCGACAGACGCACCTGGATCTCGGTCGCGGTACCGATCTTGTTCGGCGTGCTGTTGGCGTCCGGATCGTCGCTCGACACGTTCTCCGCGTCGTCATCCAGGTCCTTGAAGGACGGGTTGTTGAAGGTGATGCCGCCACCGGCCAGGTCACGGTCCAGAACAGCGTCACGCGCAATGGCCGCCGAACGGATCAGGCGGGACTTTTGCTGCGTCAGTTGTTGGATGTAGGGGGTGAAGATCGCCGGAACGACGACGTCAGAAATTCGGGTCACGCCAGAAGCCATGAGGTTCTCCTAAAGTTGGGCGGTTCAAGTTGCTAGACTCGAAGCCCACACCCCATGGCTGGCTCGACGGTCGCAGGGCACATGCCCCGTTGATCAGTAATGTAAATTGATCAACGGGACCCTGCAAGTTTGATTAGGTTTTCTTTGCCGGCTTCAAACCACCGATCTCGGTGCCAGCAGCCTTGGCCAACTGTTCCGCACGCGCCGGGTTCTGCGTGTAGATCTTCCCTTGCTCGGTCATGTTCCAACCGTCATGGGACCAAGGGTTCGCACCGCCACCCTTGCCGTTGTTGTTGCCACCAGCGCCACCACCGAAGGTCGGACCCCACCAGTGAGGCTTCCGCGACGTGGATTGGATGTCGGCGAGCCATGCTTCGGGTTCCAGACCCTGCGTGATGCCGTTGAGCTCCTTGGTGACCACACGGCCGTCCTCGCTGAGTTCGAAAATGCGCTCACCGAACATGATCACATCTTCCAGGGCCGTGTCTGCCACCTTCAGCTTCGTTGCAGCGGACTTCACAGCGTCGCCGATTGCACGGGTGCGATCACGGGTCTCGTAGTCGCTCACCTTGGTCGTCAGTTCGCCGTTCAGCGTCTTCAGCTTGTCCCGCTCACGTTCGATGGGGCCCAGCTTCGCCTTCACGCGGGTGTCCACGATGACGTCGATCTTGGCGTCATCCAACTTGCCCGCGGCCGCAGCTTCGAGCTCGGGGATGCGAGCGATCTGCGCTGCCACGTCTTCGGGCTTCACGCCGTCGCCCAAAACCTTCCACGCTTCCTTGAGCTTCTTGTGGTCGTTGCGTTCGAACGTCAGCGATTGCTGCAAGCGGTCGACGTCCGCCTGGGTACGCATACCCTCGATGCCGGTGATCTCATACTGATCACCCTTCTTGGTGTAGAGGGAATGGAATGCTGCATCCACTTCTTCGAGGTTCGGAACGATTGCTTTCAGGCCCATGCCAGTTCTCCAGTTGAAATGCCATCACAGATGGCGGTTGTGACCACACCACAGGTGCAGTCGGATTCAGTATTCCTTGGGATCCAACCCAGCCGCACGGAATGCCGCAGCGTCACGCTGAGCAATCTCGGCCAGTGTCAGTTCGTCTCCATTGCGATTGATAAAACGATCCAGCGGAAGATTGCCGTCTCGAAAGAGCTTCGCTTTTGTCTTGCCGAGCACGTCATCTTGGAACTCGACGCTTTGCTTGCGCATCCATTGCTCGTATGTGGTGTCAGCAGGGATCGGACCGGTCAACTCACGGATCCGCTTGCGCGCCCACGAATCGTAATCACCCTTCGTACCGCGTGGCAGGTCGTTGCGAGACGTGATGTCACCCAGGTTGTTCGCCTTGCTGTACTCCTTTACCAGGAGCTTCTCTGTTGTGGGCTTCGCAGGGCGATCACCCATACGCTGACCGTCAAGCGCTGCTATGCGCAGGGATCGGCAAGCGTAGTGCAGCGGTGGGCGCGGCCCCTTGTTTAGCTCGAACACCTTACCGTCATTGGCACGGCAAACGGGGGTTGTACGGCTGTCGAGCGTAGCGACGAACTGCTCGGCCTCAATGACCTCTGCATTCTCGTTCAAGAACTCAGCGCGAGCATTGTTCGAGATATGCGCCACTGCGGTGCGGGTGATCGCTTGGATCTGCCTGCGCGTGAGCTCGGTCATGCCATCCGCACCAGACAAGGCCTTTGTACCGACGACACGGGCCGCGATCACATCGCTGGCCTCACCAGCTACCATGCCGGTCTTGATCGCGTTCCCAATGCGGCGCAAATCGTCCGCCTCCATGGTGTCTGCCCACCCCTTCAGAATGCGCCCCTCGAACGGCTGCGACAACGCAATTGCCTTCAGGGTGCGTGCAGTCGGGAGCACGGTATCGAGAATGACGGGAGCTGCGGTATGGACCGCTACTTGCATGAACAACGCTTCCTGATTGGCGAGCTTCACTGCTTCCTCTATCAGCTCTTCGTTCGCCTTGTCCCATGCTCCGCTGCGGATCTTTTCGATTGAATCGATCACCGCTTGCAAGCGACGCCATTCGGCAGGAGCTGTCAACCCCTTCGAGTTGCGCAACTTGTCGCGGATCCGCATCGCAATGTCTTCTTCTGTGGCGTCAAGAACCTTCCACATACGATTCCGAATCCACCCGCTGTATCGCAGCAGATGGATCTGGTGACGCAGCAACGCGTCGAAGAGGTCTTCGTTCGACGTTGACATTATTCAGACTTGCTGGCTTGCTTCAACTTGTCGTTGGCGGCCTGAATGGCAAGCTGGTTCGCAACCGTATCCGGATCGTTCGGGCCGCCCGGTGCAGCACTACCCGGAGCGGGCAAGGTCGCTTGGACCTCGGCATGCATCGCGTCCTCTTCCTCGATCTGGTCGAGCTCTTCTTCGAACGTCATCTTCGTGACACCACGGTCCACCATGAGGGCGTGGATGCTCTTCTTGCTCAACGGGGCGCCCATTGTGCGTGCGCTCATCATGTCGACCAGCGTCTTGCCGTCCAACGCGAAGTCCGTGAACTCGGTGTTCGGAATGACCTTGACTTTGCTCTCGTCCTGACCTGTCCAGCGAGCGATCAGTTTCAGCATCCACTCAAGTGCGGCTGCACCAGTGAGCGCAATCTGGTTGAGCGTAGCGGTCTGTGCGCCAAGGCGTGTGGTCAAATGAGCGCCGCTCTCCTGCGTGTTCTTCTCAGGGGAAAGCATCTGCCCCGACTTCGCTTCCGCACGCTTGCAATCGTTCTGGATCGCTTCGCGTTGTTCCGCCAGACCGCTCGACTGCACGCCGATGTATTTTGCATCGCCCGCAATGTCCACGTCAATGCGTGCGCCTGCACCCGTGCGCAGAGGACTGTCTTCAACCCCTTCACCGGGCAAGGCGCCCGCTTGCGTACCGCCGATGACCACAAGCGTGTCCTGGCCCTGCATGAACAGATTCTGACGGTAGTCAGCTTCGCCTCGGTAGATTGCAAGCACGAGGCGACCCAGGCCCACCAGCGGCGGAATATCCGGTTCGGGCAGGATGTCCTTGCTGTTGCAGAACACGAACGGGATCTCGTTAAGGGCCTCCCCGCGAATCATTGGGGTCACCATACCTGCTTCCGTGAGCAGCTTGCCCTCGAACACACCAGTTCGATAGACCCCGTCAGCTTCGTTCTGGTCGAGTTCGCCAAGCTGCAAGAGCCTGTACTTCGTCACTTGCTCCCATTGGAACCCGTTCCGCTTGAAGCCCGTTTCATCTGCCACGACCATGTTCAGCTTCGAGAACCCGTCTTCGAAGCTGCCGTCGTCCCAGTTGATCAAGGACTCAGCGATGTACGTTGCGATGTAAGGCAGGTTCGTCTCGGGAGAAGGATCCGCAGGCAGGTCCGCAAGCAAACCCACGCGCCCCGTCACAAGCTGCTGCTCATTGATGCGCCGCAGCAGGAGCTGCAAGCTCTCGCCCTGCACGGTCGCCTTCTCCAACAGCGGCTCCATAGCCTTCGGAAGCTCAATGGTGGCAGGCTTCTGGTGCATCAGGCCGACAAGGTGTTCGACCGCGTCCTTCACGTAGTCATGGAACACCGCGCGGAGCTTGTAGGCGTCGTACGCAGCTTGGCCTTCCTTTGGCTTTCCGCCGCTCTGTCCCATGCCGTCGAGGCGCATACCTGCGGTGGCAGGCAAGTACGTCTCACCCTTGTCCTTGACTGCGCGTTCGCCCTTGTACAGGTCGCGCATCAGCTCCCAGTCAGGAAGGAATTCGATGTAGAGTGGGTTCTTGCTGTCAATCGACATGATGTACCTCAATGAGTTCCGGTTGTGCGACCGCTACGTGCGCCCAGCGCAGCGCTCAGGATCTTGTATCGAACTTCGTCGCCAATGTGATCTTCCGAATCGCTATCGACGTCGTCCATGTCTTCTTCATCGCGTGGCAGAATAGGAAACAGTTCCTTGAACGCCTGGCAAGTGTTGAACGCAAACATACCCGGCCGTTCGCGCGGGACTCGATACGTCTTTCCTTGCGCATCAGTCACATACTTGCGCAGCCCGTTCGCCAAGTACACTCGAATCTTTAACCAGCCTGAAATTCTGCTTCCTGGGGACTTGTCACTGCGAAGCCATTTCACCCCTGTGTACGTGCTGCCGTGGACCTTGACGCTGCGCGCCATATCCACTGCAATCGAATTCCCGTTCTCGACGTCCCAGATGCTGTTGTCAGCTGGCCCGGGACGCACACGACCGTAGATGCCCAATTTCAGCTCGCGCTCCACTATACCGGCAGCAATGTCGTTTGCCAACATACGAAGGCCTTGATTGGCTTTCCCTGTTGAGCCATACCATTCTGCAATCCGGAATAGATCGCCTCGAACTGTGCTTCGCACGGTGCCATCACGCAACACGACGTCACTACCATCCGACTCGGCCCACCAGCCCACCGAGAATGGCGCACTGGAACCCCAGTCAAACGATCGGTCGATCTTCCACGTCTTGGGAATGTCGAACGGCGGAATAATGTGCTGCGTCGTGTCCCACACATCCTCGAACATACCGCCAGCAACGATGTCCCAGGAACCCTCGAGCCACGCCTTCTTCTTGTTCTTGTCGCCAAGCGTTTCCAGCTCGGCAATGTACTCAGGGCTGAGATAAATGTTCTCGCGGTACGAACCGTAGATGTGGACCTGTGTTTTAACCACGTCCTCACGGTTCTGCGTCCGCGGGTTGAATACGTTCACAGACCGGCTAACGATCTGGCCCATCTCGCCCGCGGTAATGAAACGCTTCTTGACCCAGTTGTGACCCGCGCCATAGGGGTTGCAGGTCGCGAACACCTCGAGCGGGATCTCGTCAGGCACCCACACCTTACCGGTATCGTTGTCGATCACCGTGTAGTCTTCCGGTCGGAACGAAGACCGGTTGCAAGACATCATGGATTCGAACAGTTCGTCCGTGGGGTACTTCGTCAATTCGTTCCAGCCAATCCACGGAAACTCCTGACCGTGGTATGACCAGTAATCGGTGGCACGCTTGACCGTGCGAAACAGCAGTTCTTCACCCGTAGGCCAGACCCAGCGGTAGTCCGACTTTGAACTGATGAACCGTGCCCCGTCGTTGTACATCGGGAACCAGCGCATCGACTTTGAAACCAAGTCGTCGAGGTTCTTATATTCACGGTCGAAGATAACTCCGCGCCAGAATCGCCCATACCCTTTGCCCACGTTGCGCCGGAAACGCATGAGCTGGCAATCCGTCTTACCCGGACCCCGTGTGCCGTGGTAGACGATGATATGCGCAGGGCAGGAGATTGCGAGGGTTTGTGACCCTTCAAGCGGAGTCCAAATCTTACGCGGAGGCTCAGCGATTACGGTGTCGCCGTCTTCCCCTGCGTAGGATTCAAAGTCAAATTCCTGGCTCTCTAGATCAAGCCAAGCAAAGGAATCGAATGCCATTAGGTCGAGCGTGTCGCGTCAACCAGCTTACGCTGACTCGGCATCGCAACAGCTTGCCATTCCTCCGCCTTGGCGATCCCAGGGACCACCATGACACCCATTCCCTCTTTGGTGGTGCTTGCGCGGCCACCAGGGCGAGGCGCGTCCATGCCGTGCACCCGTGCCAGGGTAGTCAGCGCGCTCACGCGTGCAGCCTGGGATCCGCCCCACTGGTGCGCCTCACGCATGAGACCCGCCATGACGATGCGTTTGCGAGCTTGCTCCGCACGACGACCTTCACCGGAGAGCAGCATCTCGCCTTGCTTGATGCGAACGCGGACGTAAGTTTCGTCCATGAACTTCTTTGCCCATTCCTGCGCGAACTGGCCGTTGAACCCGCAACGAATGGCCGCAGCAATTGCGTCCCAATCCTTGAGGTATTCGAAGACAAACAAATCCCGGAGGGCAATCTCTTCGTTGGTCAGCGTCGGTGACATCACCTTATCCAACCACGGAACCCCGGTTGAGGATAATCCATCCATATGGGTAACTCCAATCGGTTAGAATCGGACACCCGATCCTGATGGGAGTATAACGGGATCAGAGTCGAATAGTGAGTCTGATTATCTGACCTGTTTGTGCCAGTTCGACAATCTCTTCTTTTCCGACGCGCAGAGCTTCGCTGCTTTTATCCAGTCGTTTCGGGAATTCATTATGTCCCGAGTGACCACAAGATTCTCCGCAGCGCCTGGCAGTGCGCAGTCAGCGAGAAGTTCCTCTGGCGGGGCCGCTCTTTCCACCTTGATCACCGGTGGCGGCACAGGTGTCGTTGAGCACGCACTGCAACTCAGGAGGAATAGGAGTTTCCAGGTATTTCCGAACGACTTCATTTGTCTGCTCCAATCTCCGCAAACGATCTCTGACCGTGGCATCATTTTGTGAGAGGGACTTATAATCACTCAACAGACCGCTGAGCGCTTCCGCGTCTTGCACGCGTAAGGATTTCAGATCGTCAATCGTTGCACCTTGGATGCCGACTTCGTTAGTCAGCGAGACCACTTGTTCTTCCGTGTGGTCAAGTTTCGCGGAGATGGAATTCCGCTGCACCCATAAGGTCGTCGTCACCGCGCACAGGGCAACGACGCAAGCGATCAGCACGTACTCGATAGCGAGTCGGATCTTGCTTTTCAGGAAGGAGAGCGCAGTTCCCAGGAACGGGAGCTTAGCGAGTATCTTGGTCCACATCATGAAACTCCGACAAAGGGGCCGGGCGAGTATTCATGATTCCGAGTTTCTTGCGGACCATCTTTTCGAGGATTCTGATCGTAGCGTTTGCCCCCAGCCAGCCGCACACGCCAACAATGACCCCGGTCCACTGCGCAGGGACGCCCATCGCATTGCACGCGAGCATCACCAACAGACCAACGAATCCCGCAGCGATGCCCTCAAGGGCAGCTCGAACCCAGTTGATCTTTTCCTTCGCATCCATGGTTCGCATTACGTGACCCAAGAAGCCTCCGATGGCTGCAAATGACGCATAGGCGAACACTCTTAGCCAACTGAATTGTGGATCGTCCCACATAACTACTGGGCCCCTTGAATTATGAATAGAAGGATCAGCCCATGCTGAAGATGGCCGGATAATACCATACCCGGCCTCTGATACGTTAGGGGTACACGTATCCCTTCAGCATCCCCTTTGCCAGTTTCTCGTACACCTTGCCCGCAGCTTCCTTTTTCGTCACCTTGCCATCGTGGTCGGTATCGAGGCCGGAATTCTGGCGATAACTGACACCCCCTTGAAACAGAACCTCGGTATCTGGCTTGCCGATGTACTTGGGCAGGAGAATCGCCATATACATATCGGGCAAGCTTTGAATCCGGCGTGCATAAGGCTTGAAATACTTATAGACGTATTCCAGCTGCTGCTCCGCAGTCATCAGCGTCAGATCCGCAGGCGTCGTGCCCAGGTATGCAGCGGTGGACGGCATGAACTGAATCAGTCCGATTGCACCGCTGCCGGCCCCGTTCCGGATACGAGGGCTGAACGTCTCCCCGGACTCAAACGCCATGCAGCTCATGAGCCAGTTCGCATGCTCCTCGGACCAGCCGAACCGGCTGCAAATGTCATCCACGCCGTCCCGGAAAGCGGACGACACCTTCGCACCCCATGCAAGCCCACCCCTCATGACTGTTCCTCCTCCTTCGGCATCGGTGTCAACGACTTCTGAGGCTGCACGCGCGCCCAGATCCAAGCAACAGCAGTCAGCGTCGGCGCCCAGTCTTTGAGGAAGGGGTAGTTGACCAAGAGCTCTGCTTGTTTGGCGGCATCGAGTTGCAGCCAATACGTCGCAGCAGCCGATGCGCCAATGACGATCCAAGCGCTGACCATTCGTGGCAAGCGACGAAAGTTACGTTTGAACTGACTGCGGTAGAACTTCTTTTCAGACTCGGTGCGTGCCATTCCAGCTCCTGTGGTTACGGTTGACGAGTACAGACGGTGACGCGAGTCGGGACAGGGTTCGAACCGAACGCCATGTAGTACGTGACGACCCCGTTGCTCACAGTGCTTGTCCAGGCCACGCTAGGCCGGCATGGGGCCCCTACAGTCGCCCCGCTGGTGCGTGCCCCTAGCACGTCACTGGCAGCGTCGTATGCGTACCATTGCCGCGTTGCAGCGGTACCGTTCACCGCGACAAGCCACACCCCTCCAGGCACGGGTTTCGGATCGTTGTAGAACCCATGTTGACGCGCGAAGAAGTGCAGGCGGTTGAACGCACCAGTCTGACTTTCCGTAGGGGGCACGTGCAGACGCGTGACCGCTTCATTGAACGCTGCGAGCGGGTTCGGAGCAGCCAGGATTGCTGCCAAGACGTCCATAACGCTAAGGGAAGGGACTTGAACGCTGGAGACAACCGCGTAAGTCTGAGAGCGCCAGATCACGCCACCGTCAACCTGCTGGATCGGACATGCCCACTCATACCAGTCGCCCTCATCCGTGCCGCCCGTGGCAAGAGCTGTGCCCGTGCCGTTGTAGTTCGATGGCAGGCAATCGTAAGCCAGCGCAGGCAGCGCGAGCGCAAGCAGGCAAGTGATCAACAACGCTTTCAGATATTTCATTTTCTTTCCCTTAGAGGATAACTACGACGGAACCGTCTGCACGAATGGCAAGCAGGCCCAGATCAAACGCTGTGCGTGACATGATGTCTCCGCGCACAATGATCGGCACGGGGGTGTCGGAACCCACGTGCCGAATGGTGGCCGCAAGCATGTCCGCCGCTTCCTGCATTGCAGCGGAGCACACAATGGCGATTGCCACAATGCCTGCTGCGGAGTCATCCTGTTCAAACAAGCTTGCGGTGAGCAACACACCTAGAGCGCTTGTTGCTGACAACGTGTCAGCGCCCTCGCTCAGTGCTCCCGCAAGCGATATCGACGTGGCAGCGGTGCTCGTGACCGTATCGCTGTCTTCCACGAGCGAAGCTGTGATGATGATCCCGCCTGGGCCAACGGCCGTTGCAGCAACCGTGTTCGCTGCTTCTGTGAGTGCAGCATTGACTAAGATGGCAATCGATGCTGTCGACGCAACGGTATCAGCAGCCTCGGTGATGGAACTTGTCAGCGAGAGCGCGGACACGACTGTTGCAGCGAGAGTGTCATTTGCATCAGCGAGGGACGCAGACGCGATGAGCTGTGAAGTCAGAGTGGCTGCAACGGTATCGGATGCGTCAGCAAGACTTGCGGAGGCTGCCAGTGCAAGCGACGCAGTTGAAGTAACCACATCTGGCGCTTCTGTCACCGTGGCGGTTGCAACGATCGCTGACGTAACTGTCGATGCAATCGTGTCGTTCGCTTCTGTGATGTCTGCGGTGATGGTAATCTCACCGGGGCCCGTCGCACCAGCAAGTCGCGCCCCGTGAATTGCGAACGCCATCGCCGCTTCACTGGCGTTGTTCACGTTCACGCGAACAGTCACAGTACCTGCGGAGGCGACAACCTTTTCTAGGACAGCAACAGCGACAAACTCGTCATCGTCTTGAGCGACAATGATCGTGCCGTCGCTTGCAACCTCCGTGAACGCATCGATCGCAAGATTGCCTGACACTACCTGGATGATGGCGGTCAGTACGTCATCCACCTCGCAATCAGGAAACTCGAGTTCCGCTTGGAACGTCGAGACGTCACCTTGAGCCCCGCTGTTGACAACGTAGTCCTCGACACTGTCAACTTCTTCGTATGCAACGCCAGCAGCTACACCTTGTAGGCCACCGGTGGCGGATCCGTAGATCGTTGTGGTCCCCGTGGGACCGGGTAGCACATAGCCACCACGGAAAATGCCGTTCGAGAAATAGAACGTTGTGTCAGATGCGCCAGGCGTGATGTCTGTTCCGCCTGAGCCCCCGTACTTGAGGGACAGCATCGTCGGAGCACCGCCGAACGCGTTGACGAACCCTGATGCTCCCAGCAGGAATCGACCGCTGCCACCTTGCGAGAACGAAGGTGTGCTACCGCTCGAGGATTCGAACGCTAGGACAGTCGCTTCAGCATCGACACGGGTGATGGGCATAGTGACCTATCAGATGGTCACTGCGAAACCGATCTGCACCAACTTCGCAAGCACAAGCTGGATTGTTTCTTCAGTCAGCTGAGACCGTGCGGCATCGACATGCTGTTGCAGCACAGGGGGCAACTGTACCCCTTGCACGATCGCGTCACGCGTCGCTCGTGCAACCAGCTGAAGGGCAATCGCATTCTCCATCTCAAAGCTGGTCGATCTGCTCGCGGACCTTGTCGGTGATCTTCGCGCGGGCTTCGTCCACCATGTCCTGCACCTTGTCGAGCGCACCCTTGCGAACTTCAGCGTCGACGTCTTCGTGCTCAGCGATGCTCTTGATGTGCATCTGCGTGTACTCGAGCTTTTTCTTCAGATCCATGTCAGGGCTCCTTAGTTGCCGGAGGTGAGGGTGAACGCAGAGACCGTGAGGGTTTGTGCGTTGGCGATGTTCTTGTTGTCCGCAACCATCTCAGGCGTGTCAGCGGTCTCACCGAACGTGCCTTGCAGGTGAGACGTGCTGCCCGTGCTTTCGAACAAGCGGAAGAACGTGCCGTCAGTGCCTGCACCAGCGCCGGATTGACCAGTCAGCGTCCACGCGCTGGCGGACTTGGCCTTCGTGCCGCCGGATGCAGCGTTCATCCAGTCACTCGGCAACGTGCCTTGTGCGAGCAGGACCGCAGCGCCGAGGGATGCGCTTTCGTCCGCCGGGACAGAGCCGCTGTAGATGCGCAGAATGGGCGCCGTGCCAACCGCGACCTCAAGGGCGTCGAGTTGTGCGTTCTGCACAGTGGGACTTTTGAACATGATGAAACCTCCTAAGAAATCTGGGCTGACGTGATGCGACCGAGCGAGTCCGTCACAGTGACTCGAGTAGCCCCGCCTCCCACATCAGTCATCGTGACGTTTCCGCTGCCGTCAGTGGAGTACGAAACCGTGTGCGGAACCTCGTTCATCAGATACGAGATGACGCGGTCACTGCCGTCGTATTCAATCTCTGTGATGTTGACGGTAGGTGGAGCACCCGCGGGCCCTTGGTTCGTGCCAATGGTCAGCGTGATGACATTGTCGACAACCGTTACGCTCATCGTGTCACCTCGCGGAAGACGACGACCTTGCCGTACAGTAACGGGGTCACACCGCCAAGCGAATCCTCGAACTCGATGTCATACACGTAGTTCGACTCGGGCTTCGTGGTTGTCTCACCTGCAACGATGGCAGCAGTTTGCTCATCCGTCAAGCTGAAGGTGAACGCACCCGCGGCAGCGTCTGTGATCGTGCAAGTCAACGAGGCGATGATGTCGACGTCCAACGCCTTGCGTCGAATCTGACCCCGCACTGACCCCGCTGTGAGATCCATGGGGGTGCCGTCGTCATTGGTGAGGTTGACTGTTGCGCCGAAGCTGGCCCCTTGCTTCACCTTGAGATCAAGGTTTTCGCCATAGGTGCCAATGCTCGGGGTTGTCGCCATGCGCGCACAATACGTGCACGATATGCGTCACCGCAAGTCGGATAATCTGGTAAGCGGGTCTAGTTGGTCACAACCCGCTAGACTTCTCGATCAGCTGAGTGAGCAGCATCGTCTGCGTCACAACCTCGTCGAGCTCAGCGTCGAGAGAGGTTTGTGCAGCAAGGCGCGCTGCATCCATCATCTCGCGGTTCTGTATCATCGCCGCGGAATAGAAGTTGTTGCACGCTGCTTCGCGCTTCGAACGCAGGGAGTTGATGCGGACTTGACAGTCCG